ATTATTATTGCCCCTCTTGCCACGAAGAATATAACAAGGTTTGCGGTTCCTTAGAGTCAGATCACGAAGACTTTGCCATAGAGATGGACAACTTGTTAGCTTTGTGGAGAAGGAATTGTAAAGAAAAAGTTAAGAAAGACGATTTAGACAAATATATTGAAAAAAACGCAAAAAACGAAGTCGCATTTATTCAGGGCTTGGAGGAACTGGTCGCAAAATGCGACCTCAATAAAACTTTAAATGTTCCAGCTTATGTTTTGGCTGATTATTTAAATGGTTGCTTAACTTCATTCGCTTCAAGCATTAAAATGAGAGAAGAATTTCTTGACGAAGAATATGAGCGACCTAAAAGTGAATAAAAAAACGCCAAATAATTTCGTGCCGCGCGAGGCTCCAATTATGAAAGAAAAAACGCCAAATAAATTTATCGCGCGTGAGATGAAACTAATAGAAGAAAATTTTATTCCATATACAATAGAAAGTTTCATTGAGTCAATGAACAATGGTGTATATTATATAGACTACCAAATATGATTATCAAAGCTAGAGTAATGACCAAACCTAAAGCTAATACTTGCGATCCTCAAGGTGCGGTCGTTCAGAAAAATTTGGAAGGCATGGGCATCAAATATTTAAAAAAAGTTAGCGTAGGAAGATATATTGAACTCCAAGTAGAAGATGCGCCAGACGAAGAAATTAAATCTAATATACAAGAAGCAATAGATAAATTATTATATAATTCTATCATAGAAGATTACGAGGTTATTTATGAACAAAAAAACGCCAAATAAAATTTTATTAACGGCAATTTTATTATTGTCGTCTGCATTATTATTATATGGAAAAAATTTTAATCCTGACGTAGAAATTAAAATAAATGGTTTGGTTTGCCCTAGTTGCGCCATCGGAATTAAAAATAATTTAAAAAAAACCAAGCTGATTAAACAAATTAAATTTGACACAAAGAAGCAGATATGCTTGGTTGAATATATTAGCATAGAAATACATCCTAGCGAAATAAAGAGATTAGTAAAAAATGCTGGCTACGAAGTTAATTCGATTAAATGGTTGAAGAAAAAAGAACCAAAAAGATATAATAAACCTTAATGTGTAAAAACAAATACTGCTTCAACGATACCTGCAAAGGCGAGTGCGATAGCGATAATAGATCAGTATGTTGGTTGGGAGAAATTCCAATAGACATGAAAGACAAAATGAGGTATCCTACCGAAGCAGAAATTGATGCTGCATTAAAAGAATTGGAGGAAATAGATGAGTCTTGATTGTCATACAAGTAGAGGGCGCACTTTTATTCATGCACAACATGAGACTACAAATATTTTAAAAAAATTATATCCAAGTTTAGATTTTATTCATTCCAAAAAAGATACTCAAGCAGAAGATTGCTGGATATATAATCACAAAAAATTATTTGGAGTAGCAGAAATCAAATGCCGTCCATACGTTAATCGCAGAGATAAAATACCTTACAAGCTCGAAATTATTAAAAATAATTACGGCAACAAATATTTAATCACCAAAACAAAAATTGACAATTTACGAGAGATTAGCTTTATCAAACAAATACCATCATTTGTTTTTTTAAATTTACCCTCCGAGAAAAAGATTGTTAGCTTCAAGATTACAGATGACAAAGGAGCATGGACAATTCCAGTTGAATCACGCAAGACTCGCACCATGTATAGTTGCAACGATCATAAGGGAACAACCGAGAGAGAAAATGCTTTTTTGCCTTTGGATAGTCCCTCAGTAAAGATCGTAAGTTACTGATAATCAAGGGCTGAAAATTTTTTTCACTTTTTTTGCAGAAAGGGGTTGACGATGAGTTCAATGCTTGCTAGATTTTTCTCGTTGCTATGATTACTAAAGCAGTTGATACAAAATCGTTGAAGCAGTCTGAGGACTTCACTTCTTATTCTTTCGGCATCAAAGAGAGTGGCTTGGCCCATATCTTCAATGTCCTTCGCAATCAGTTATACTCTGATAAGATTCTTGCAGTCATTCGTGAGTATAGCGCAAATGCTTTGGACGCTCATGCCGAGTTCGGAAATCAAGACACTCCAATCCAAGTCACATTGCCAACAAAGTTAAATTTAAATTTTGAGGTTCGTGACTTTGGCAGAGGTTTGACTGAGCGTGAGATTGGTGAAATCTACGCTATGTATGGTGAAAGCACCAAGAGAGGAACCAATGAGCAGATTGGTCAACTTGGATTGGGTTCAAAAAGTGGGTTTGCCTATGGTGATAATTTTGTTATTACATCATGGATAAACGGTAAAAAAACTGTTTACAATGCTTTCCTTGACCCTTCAAAGGTAGGTCGCATTGCCAAGATGGAGCAAGTAGATTCAGATGAGCCGCAAGGCATCAAGATTTCCATTCCTGTTTCGGTTGATGATGTAGACGCATTCAGAGAAAAGGCATTTAGCCTTTATGAAAGATTTGCGGTTACTCCAGAAATTGTCGGTGTTAGTTCGGAAGAATTGCAGTCCAACTTCAATCCTAAAAAGATTTTAATTGAAGCTAAAGATAAGAGTTGGCAGATTACGAATAACGTGCAGTATCAAAGTGCTGACTCGTTTGTGGTCATGGGCAACATCGCATATCCTCTTGAGCGGAGTTCTTTGAATCTTCCTTATGGAGATGCCCGTGTTCAAATGTTAAGTTCTTGCGGCGTAATTTTAAATGTGCCGATTGGTACGGTAGAAGTTGCCGCAAGTCGTGAGGCATTGCAATATACCGATATTACTCAGCTAGAGATTAAGAAAAGACTTGACGAAGTTTTATCTGATTTACCTAAAATTCTTTCTGAGAGTTTTGCTAATTGCAAAACATTGTGGGAGGCAAAGAATTTATTTGCTAACACATTTTCTCATGGAGGTTTTGGATATACTTTGAGCAACATTGTCAAAAAGGACAAAATTGTTTGGAATGGAAAAAAATTATCTAATTCATGGTTTGATTTTTCCAATAACCAAGCCAAAGGTGCATCATGCCACATTTATGCTAAACCAAGTTATTTCAATCGTTACAACGCGAGAGGTAAACGTGTAAAAAGCGGAATTGAAAACAAGTTAACGGCACAACCAAACAAGAAAATTTTAATCGTAGAGAACGATATAAATTTGGAGAGGGGTATGTTCAATCGTATCACTCCACTCTTGGAGGATTATGATGGTCGCCCATCTGACATGAAGCAGTATGATGCGGTTTATCTCGTTAATTTTGGGCCAAACAAAGATCAAGTCGTGAAAGATTTGAATTTTGACGCACCAATGGCAAAAATCTCTGAGTTGGAGTCGGTTAAATTGACTACAATTTATCCTCGTTCCGCTACTGCAAATGTTAATTCTCACGGTGTTACTGCTGATAAGAAAAAGCATCAAAGTCTTGAATTTATTTTTGATTATGGTTGTGATAAAGGTTCGTATGAGAATCAAAGGAGTGCATTTTTCAAGGCCGAAGCAGTTAATTTGAATGAAGTTGAGGACGGTATTTATGTTGAGCTTGACAGATTTTGGGTTGACTTTGATGCAAGTAATCGGGAAGCGCATCCTCACGCTATCAAAACATTTATTTTAAATTTAAATAAATATCTTAATGTTCCCATGCCCAAGATTTATGCGTTCAAGTCTAAATCGGTGCATAAGGTTCAAAACAAGAGCAACTGGACAACTTTGTCTGAGTGGGGTTACAAGCAAATGCTCGACTTTGTTAAGCGCAACAATACTGGACAGTTGATAAAAGACATTGAGCATCTTAAAGCGCATTATCAATACGTTCGTCAGCAAGACCTTGAAATCATTGACCTTGTAAATCAAAGGCGCGACTTTGGCAGACAAGAGGATAGGAGCAATAATTTTGAAAAATATTTAGATAAAATTGTTGTTGAGGATTCGTTGATGAAAAAGTATTTGAACGCTTGGAATGATATGCGTCCAACTAAAAATCAAGAAAAGCAGTTGGAGGTTTTGAGTAATGTCGATGGAGGTTCTTATCGTGAGTTGAATATTGATTTAGCTTCACGCATTGAGAAGTTGGACTTCAAGCCTACTCACAATTTATTTGACTTGGTAGAGCAAGTTATGAAACGCTACGATTTACTATCAGCAGTAGATTACCATACCTACAATACGAAAAAGATAGAAAAATTGTGGACAAAAGTTGTTGAATACGTTAATTTAATTGACGTAACGGTTGTGAGTAAAAAGAACAAGTAAGTGTAAATTATTGGAGAAAGATATGATACCATATATCCTGACAAACGAAAGTCTAACGGTCATTCTTAACGGGAAATCGTTAACAATGAATGGAGACAATCCCTCGTTTCGTGCCGCTACTGATGCGTTACAAGCGGAGGATTATGAGAGAGTCGAACAGTTGTTCGATACGAGTAAAGCAGTTGCAGATTATTCAGAAGGTAATATCTCTGTAAAAGATGGACTGGTTTATTACAAGGGTGAAGGAGTTCACAATTATTGCGTGGATAAGATTCTTCACTTCATGGCAGAAGGTTTGCCGTTCAAGCCACTTGTCAGGTTCTTTGACAAGTTGATGAGTAATCCTTCTCGTCGTGCCGTAAATGAGTTGTATAGCTTCCTTGAGCATAAGGCAATGCCACTTACGCCAGACGGCAACTTCTTGGCATACAAGGCAGTTCAGGACGATTATACCGATTGGTATAGCGGCAAGTTTAGCAACAAAGTCGGAGAGACTTTGGAAATGGTTCGCAACAATGTTTGCGATGACGCTCAAATAGGTTGTTCACATGGTTTCCATGCTGGTAGCTTGGACTATGCTGAGTCGTTCGGTAATGGAGGTCACTTGATGGTTGTCGAGATTGACCCTCAAGACGTAGTTTCGGTTCCCAATGACTGCGATTGTCAGAAGTTGAGAACGTGCAAATACAAAGTGGTCGATCACTTCAAGACGAAGATGCCCGACACTATTTGCGACGAATACTACGACGATTCCGAGGACGAGGACTACGATAAGAAAAGCTACGATGCTGGTTACGATGCGGCATACAGCGAGATCGTTGGTAATCTCTAAAACATAGCAACAACATGGGGAGGGTGCGCTCCGCGCATCCTCCCTTTTCTAAAAACAACGCATACGAAAATTTTTTAAAATATATGAATCAATTTGAAATGAAAGACTTGCTTTACAATGAAGATCAGCCTACATTTGCCGCCGATATGAAAAATTCAGTAGACAAGATGAAGGAGAAAATTTACTGGGAGACTAATTCAGAAGTCAAACGTAATACGAACATACCTGACGCTCAAAAAATTCCGAAAGGTAAAACTGAGGACTTTCCAGCGGGAGTCACGGTCAGGACGAACAACATGAAGCAGGGCATTATCAGCATTTATTTTTATGGGGATATTCAGCACCGTCACTTTGGAAATCAGCACCAATGGTCTTATCCAGAGTCAAAGCTGATAGTCAATTTACCTAGAGCCAAGGAGAGGGGTTATATTTTTAATGGGCAAGCACCAAAGGACATGACGTTGATTGAAATGTCGCAAATATTGGATTATATTAAATACGAAGCAAAACAAATGTATGGCAAAGTATATGGACAATACTAATTTATTTAAAAATATGTCAATAGATGAAATGAAAACCGCTTTAGCGGAACGAGAAATGAACTTGTTAGACTTTAGCTCGACACATTCTATTTTGATGGATGGATGTAAAGGCTATAACAATATGAGTGATGAAGATATTGAAGAACAATATATCACTTATTTCGGAGATACGATCAAAAGAGATATAGAATTTACTTTTGATTAAGATATTATTAGAGTCATGGGTATGTTTGATACAGTAGAGGTTCATCGTAAGTTGCCATTAAAGGCAAATGATGAAGTAAATTCCAAGCAAGTTGCCGCTTTAAATAAAAAGTTTTCTTGGAAAGAGATTCAGTTCCAAACAAAGTCATTAGATAATTGTATGGAACATTTCAAAATAGCAGTAAATGGCAAGTTGTATGTCCGAAGGCAGAAATATAAAGAACCTGACCCTAAAAAATATCGCGGCAAAAAATCATGGGCCGATGTTCCATTTTTGGAACCAGACGGTAAGCCTTGGCTTGAGCCAGCACCAAAAGTTCCAACTTCATTGCAGTTTTATACCAATGTTGAATTAAGCAAAGGTAAAGAATATTGGCTTGAATTTGAGGCTATTTTTCTTGAAGGCAAATTGTATGAGATCAAGCAGATAGCACTTGAAGAAATAAAAGAGCAAGAGCTTGTTCAAACGCAACCTACTCCAGAAAAACCAGTCAGGAAATTATTTAAAAAAATTATTCAATTCCAACGAAATTTGATACGATGGCAGGAAAAAGTATTACTAGGAAACAGATGGTAGATAAAGATATAAAAGTTGAACTTTTACGAAATATTCTGGAGAATCATCTGATCGCATTTGTAAATATTGTAAACGAATGTTGCGAAGTATTTGAAGGTGAATATGAAGATTATATTGGAGAATGGTTCTTCACTCCAAACTCAGGGCTAGACGAGAAAATGCCGATAGAGTTCATGGGTTCAGAAAAAGGTCAATCAAAAATTTTAGAACTTTTAAGGTTTATAGAAATAGACGAAGCAGATTTAATTTAAAAAAATATGGCAGGTAAAAAATCATTATCAACAATCAAAAGGTCGCTAAACGATAAGAAGAATATGAAAGGTCGTCATGCGAAGAATAAGTCATCAGCACAAAAGCGTAGCAAAAACTACCAGAAACCGTACAGAGGCCAAGGTCGATGAAGTTCGATATTCCAATCCACTACGACATTCCTAATCAGAATGAGGTAGTTGTCAGGGCAAATATTCCCACTAATAAAGTACGCGAAATTGTAGAGGATTTTTTTAATAAAAAAGACTATAATCAAAGACGTAAATGGTTGAAGAAAAATTTAGATGAGATTAACCTAAATACTGTATGAATGTAAAACTCGTATCACTTACACAACCGCATGATGACAGTATGAATTGTGAAGATTTGATTGCTTATTGTGCGCGAGTGAGCAACCCATCAAATCAAAATAATACTGCTACTGCACCAAAATTATTAAAATATTTAATTAAACATAAGCATTGGTCGCCATTTGAAATGGCAAGTATGACGCTTGAAATCAAGACAAGTCGAGCGATTGCCGCTCAAATTTTACGGCATCGCAGCTTTAGTTTTCAAGAATTTAGCCAGAGATATTCTGTCGCTCAAGACTTGGAGGAAGTCCAGTTACGAAAGCAAGCAGAAAAAAATAGGCAAAGCAGCACCGACGAATTTACTGATGGTTTATTTTTAGCAAAAGTTCGTGAGCATTTAGGTCGATCAGTTTCACTATACAATCAAGCCATTAAACTTGGAGTAGCAAAAGAATCAGCAAGGTTATTGTTACCACTCACGACAGAAACTACGATGTATATGAGCGGCACAATACGATCATGGGTTCATTATATTGATTTGCGTTCGCAGGAGGACACGCAAAAAGAACATCGTGACATAGCAAATGCTTGCAAAGATATTTTTGTAGAACATTTTCCAAACATTTCACTTGCGCTCGATTGGAAAGTATGATATTGTTTTGCCGTGGACAACAAATACACATACGGTTTAGTTTGCATTTCAGAAAAACTTAAAAAGCAAGACAAGACTCTTGCGTTTCGAGCAATGACTCGTAAAAGTTTTTTGGATTGGCGTAAGAAATATGCTGATGGCAAATGTAATTTTAGTGCCGAGTATTTACTGGAGGAACGTATCATCCACAATATTCGTTTGACTCAGCAAATACTCAAGCATTGCGCTATCAATGATATTTTTCATTATCGACTATCATCAAAGTTGTTCCCGTTGATAACGGACACAACTTTGAATCTATCAATAGAAAATTTTAATAATTACAATTCTATTGTAGCCGAGCTAAAAACAATCGGACAAATTGCAAAACAGCATGGCATTTCAATATCAATACATCCAGACCAATTCAACGTACTTGCGAGCAAAAGAAGCGATGTTGTTCAAAAAACTATACGAGAATTAAATTTCCACGCAAAAATACTTGACATGATCGGTCTGCCACAAGATTACTCAGCACCAATCAACATACATCCAAGCGTATCAATTCATCCAAGCACAAAAACAAAAGATGAAACAGAAGAAAATTTGCGTGAAATAGTTGACAGATTTTATGAGGGATTCAAACAATGTGATGAAGGAGTACAAAAAAGACTTGTCGTTGAAAACGAAGATAAAGGATGCTGGAATTGCGGCAATTTATTCATGTATTTTCATAATTATTGCGGCACTCAGCATAAGCATTTTTTCCCTCTTACTTATGACAACTTACATGACCATTGTAATCCAACGGTTTTTCAAGATCAAATTGTAACACAAGAACAAAATGTAAGTGCGTTTGCTGGAACGTGGAAAAAGAATGTTCCAGTATTTCATTTTAGTTGGGGCAAAGAAGATAATATTCGTAGTCATTCTGATTATGCCGCCGAAAATATTCCTGTTTACGATATGGAGATTGCATGGGAGATCGAGCTAAAGGCGAAAGATTATGCGATTGAACAGTTGCAAAATTGGAAAGAAGAAATACACGGTAAGAAGCAGATTGCCCCCAAAGCTCAAGTAAAACCCAAGCCACAACCCAAGCCACAACCAAAAGTGCAACCCAAAAAACAAGAAAAGCCAGAAGTTTTAAAAAATATTGACAAGAAAGATGATGTTTATACCGCATACAATCATGTATATGGAATAAATACATAAAAAGTGCTTGACGAACAAAAACTGATTGATAAAATTTCCGCATGAGTTTGAACTTACTCGAAAGGCCAAAAGGCACTACTCACGCACGAATCACCGTTGAACACGGTAAGAGAGGATTCGTGGCGATAAAAGATTTTGATTGTTTTCAAGGTGTTTCTGGACTCGTTACATTTTTGCGCGAAACACGCAAAGGATACGAAGAATTAGGCACGATGGATTTTGATGGTATTTGGCCCATCGAAAAAACTGTTGAAGAATAAATTTTTTAAAAATATGAAATACTTGTTAGCCGCGATTCTATTGACTACTGGTTGCACTCAAATCAAATACAAGCATCACGATCATGTTGATTATCGTTATTACGTTATGGATGTAAACGGTACTGAGCCTGACGCTTCATTTGAAGATCGAAAGGACGCACAAAAATACGTTGACAAATTCAAAGAGTTCCACGAATATCGCATCGTAAAAGCGCAAAGCTATACAAATACGAACGATAAATAAGTTGCTAAAGTTACTTTAAAGTTACTTTGAAACAATGCGGAAACCTAGAATCAGATTGGTAGACATTTATGATGTAGTTGCAAAAGAAGTAGCATATCATCAAGATCAATCAAAAACTAATATTGCAAATATTATTAAAAATTATATTAAAACTTTGCGCTCAGAAGGATACATTGTTACGACTAGCGATAGCACAAGAGTTAACAGTAGTGCGAGAATCGTAAATCACTTATCATCAAAGACTTACGAAAAAAAAGTTTTTTAAGTCGTAAGTCTCTAATAATCAAAGAGTTACGATTATTGAAAATCAAAAGTTCTAAACCGTTAATAGTCAAAGAGTTATGAGTTATGAAAAAGAAAAAGATACGCAAGCAAGTTCCTTGGAACACGGGAGAAAGAGTTCATCAACCCAAAAAGGGTAAAGGCTCATACAATCGAAGCAAAAAAAATGATCGGCAAGATAAAGATACTAGAGAGTAACAAGCCAGAAGTCATTCGCCCCAAGTTGTCAGTCGATGATGTTACATTGCATTTTTCTGGCTTGAATGAACATAAGTTGTCTTGGAGTACAGCAAAGACTTCAAAAGAATATATTGTTACGATTAGTTGCGTGACAGTTGAAGCTAAATCATTACTGATTGTTGCTTGCGTAAGTAAAGAAGGAAATGAGTTTTTTGATTTCGCAGATGTAGAATTTCGTTTTTATCCGAAAATATGAAAAAAGTTGAAATAATTGTTGACGAGCATGACATTGCTATGCTAGAGTTACTTCACGACGAGATCGCGCCTCTCAAAACAGAGGAAGTTGCCTTGTTGAAAGTTTTAAATCAAATTGTTGCTAAAAATGATTCAAACAGAAAAAGTTGAAAAGTTCTTTGATTCAATCAAAGATAAGGATATTGCCGCATATAATGATTATTGGGGCGAATTGAAACCACAATCGCAAAGCGCGATATTTCGCAGATATTTGTTTGCGTTTATGTCAGTACATACAAGTTGGAAAAACAACTGTAAAGGATATAATGCAATCAAACAATTCAGCAAATGGCAATACGAGGACGAACCGCAAATGCGACTCTGGAATTATGATTCGGACGATTTATTCAGACGCATCAAAGAGACAAGGGTTGGTATGCAGAATAATCGAACTAATTATATCGGCAAGTTTTCTGATGCTTTTTGGGGCAATCCTAGTGACTACCTCGCTCGTAATACTGGTGAAGGATGGACTGAGTGGCGTGATCGGCTTGCCAAAAGCATTCTTGGGTTGGGCAAAGCGAAAACTTCGTTCGCAATCGAAATGATGTTTCCACTTGAAGCTCAAGTTGTTTGCATGGACACTCATTTGTTTCAAGTTTATGGATTAAACCAAAGCAAAAATGCCAAGTTATACAACGATATTGAGGCAGATTGGCTACAACGTAGTGCAGACCGTGACATTGCACCGTACATGGCACGTTGCATTTATTGGGATAAGAACCAGAATCGCAAAAATTCTCGCTACTGGAGCAAAGTTTTAGAGAAATGACCACATACGAAGGCATCCGACAAGCTCAAATCGCGGCTCGACATTATGCAAATTTGCTCGCAGAAAAGTCGAAGAAGCGTATTTCTAAAAAAAATTCCAAGCAAGACAAGGAATATTACAAATCTCAAGCAGCCAAATATGATGAAGCAGCATCAATTTTGTTGAGCGTTGTGAATAATTGGGATGACATTGACGATTAAAAAACATGATCGGTGAAAATTATTTAAAATTTCAGAATGGCAACTCGCGTGATATAATTACATGGGTATTCTGCGAGGATTGTTATCGGGAAGATGAATCAAAGCGAGAAATACCAAACTATATGACAGAAGAAGTTGATATAGTAAAAGTAGATTCTGATTTTGATGGCCCGACTATTAAATTTAATTGCCCAAAATGCAAAGAGGCCAAGCGTCCTTGGAAGAAAGAGTCTCGCGTACAAATTACCGCAAATGAATTTCAAGCGCATCCGTTTTTAGACCCTGACTACGACCCCTCTAATAGCGATTTATCAGACGAATTTCTTTACGAAAATTTTCAAGAGCAACTAGATATAGCGAAATTTGTTAAAGACAATGAATAAAATAAAACTCAACTACGGCAAAGCATCAAATAGATTAAACGAATTAAATCAAAATATGCCGTTTGCTAAAGTAGAATTTGATCGCCTCATCAATAGCATAGCGAGTTGGCAAAATACCTACACGCTCAAAATGGAAGTCAAGTTGATAGATGATTTAAATAAATTGCAAAAAAAATGGGAACGCAAAGCCATTTTAGAAGCAAATAAATAATTTATGGGTAAAGGAGATAAACCAAGAAACTGTTTTTCGTCAGAATTTAAAAAAAATTTTGATGAAATCGACTGGAAAAAACCAGCAAAAAAGTATGATAAGTTTAGAGCAGTAGCAACTACTGACCAAGACGATATAGAAAATGGCGCATTTAATTCAACTGACAGATCAAAACACTAATCAAGAAATATTATTTAATCTTGATACGGTTGTTTCAATCGAAAGAGCAGCAGGGCAAACGGTAATTACAACCCGTTGGGGTAGACAACAAGTGCAAGAATCGCTCGATTATATTTTGGTAAAAGCAAGGGAAAACTCAGCGACAGTCGCAGCAGGAGATATTTAATATGGAATTAGTTGAATCACATACAAGACAGGATGCCGATTTGGGAGGCACGTTTATTTCAGAAAAAGAAGTGACACTTAACTTCAAGGGAGACGATTTAAAATACTTGCACGAAATGTATCACGGCACAAGAAGCGAATATACAGAAGAACAAATTGAAACATTGAACGAATTATTGGGGCATATACTTGAAGGCGTAAGCAATTACGATTTAGTTTAAATACATGGGCGAAAAACAAAAACTACAAATCGAAAAAGTTTTAAAAAAATTTAATGAGAATTTGCTGCTGATTTTGGTGCTTCTAGGGCTTATGTTCACCTCAATTTTAATCATTTCACTTGTTCATTACATTGTAATACATCATGTCTAAACAACAATACGCCGCAAAATACAGAATAAAAGGCGCAAAAGATTGGAGCAATATCTATTTTTGGGCCGACAATGACGAAGAAGCGCAACAAGAATGGGAGAAAAGTTTTAAATATGAGTGGAGCAGCATGGAATATGCGTTGGAAAAAATTGAAAAAAAGTCTGAAAAAGATGTTGACGCATCGAAGGACGCATGATATTGTTTTTGCATGACTACTGACATAAATCAGATCAAAGCTCAAATCAGCAAGTGCCAAGTTGAAATGTCTGCACCTCACAACGAGGGTTACACTCGCGAGTTCTACGAAGAACAGTATCACAAATTGACTGCTCTGGTGAACAAGCTGGAGACTGAGGGAGACATTGTTTCCAAGTCTGAGCGGCGCATTGAACTGGAGGAAAATTTTCCTGAGTCAGTATTTGCTGATGGCTTTGATGATGCTATTATTGGTTGGGATGGTAATTCGCAAAGTATTTCTTATTCTTACCATAAGTGTATTGATATTTTGCGTGAACGTGATGGTATGTCACTTGAAGAAGCGCATGAATTTATGGAATATAACGTAGTTTCAGCGTATGTTGGTGATTATACCCCATTATTCATTCATTGTTACGAAAATATATAATTCGTACATAATTCTCTATAAGAATAAATAAATAACAATAGGTAAACATAAATAGAGTAGAAAGTAAATTATTTAAAATATTTAAAAAAATATAAGGAAATTTAAAAAATATGTACTACGCCCCCTTTCTCTCTCGCCAGCCTCTCTCTTTCCCCAAAATTTATTAAAATTTAAATGAATCAAATACAATATATAATACATAAGAATATAATGTTAATATTAAGTGTGTTTTTATTACTTGCTTTAATTATAGGTAAAGTAGATTTAATAACAGGTATACTAATACATTGTATGTGGTTTATATTTGGTTTTATTTCGTTCCAGAGGGGATACGAACAAAAGGTAGACGAAGAAATGACTCTATATTATAGACAAAAAATAGATAAAGAATATAATAAAATAAATAATGAAATCAGTAACAATTAAAATTGGAGACTATGATCTTGAAACATTAGAAAAAATATTTTCTAATGAGGCCGACTTCAAACCCAAAGACCCCCGCGACGAACTCATCATCGAGATCATGCGTCAGGTTGTGAACAATCCGAAGATTGATTTGGGGCGCGACGAAAACGCCTAATTGTGAATGAAATATTGCCAAATATAATGCCCAAAATTTTTTAAAATTTAAAAGCATTAAATTAAATTTTTTTAAATTTGTTGGAATTATGAACGATATTTTGCGAAATATAAGCATTCAAATTATGAACAATATTATACCAAATATATGTATGACGAACAATTTTATGACAACGAGATAAATTTAAATAAAAATTTATTAAAATTTGGCGACAAGAAACAACGTAAACAAGCTGAAAAAAATTTATTAGAATTGCGCGGAAGGTTGATGTTTGAATTACGAGCGGCAAATAAACAAATAAAGGATATTTTAAATAACCCAAATTATGAATGATTTTTTGCTAAATAACAAGTATAGTTGAAAAGTAGTTTCATCGTATGTTTCACATTGTAAATACAAAAAGTGTATTTCTAATCATAAACATAGATGTTCAACGCCCCAATTTTTTTAAAATTTGTGAAAGTTTTTTAGCGAAATAAGTAATTTTTTCCTCGTCAGTTCCCCAGAAAAATGCGTGACTCAATTCATGAATTAAAGTTTCATTGTAATTATCATCATCTTGATGAGGATTTATTAAAATTTTGGCGCAACCTCCGTCCTTGGGCGGATAGCAAATTCCCTCAGCCTCAATTTCTTTTCGCGGTTTACGTATTTTTAATTCATATTTTTGTCCCTCGTAATTGGTGAATTTAAGACTTGACATACCACATATAATATACATCAAAAAAAGTTATTAAAAAAAATATTTAAAAAAAAGTTGACATGATATGTTGACTGACATATATTTTTCGCATGGCCAAGGTCACTTACAATAAAGACGGTACGCCGCGCAAGAAAGGCAGCGGACGTAAGAAAGGCAGCGTCAGTTTAATGACCGTAAAATTGCGCGATTTAATCGCAGCAGGACTTGGTGATGATGACGATGTTGTTATTGGTAGAAAATTCAACGATGAACTTTTTAAAAAAATTGTTGACAAACCTGCTCCAGTAGAGGACACTTCTTCTGCTGCTGATGCGGTGCAAGAAAAAATCGCATACAAGTTAACCACATTCGATTGATATGTCAGAACCATTTGCTGAACTGTTTGGACAAAACAACGTCAAGAAACGCTTAAAATTTTATTTAAAAGCGTTTGAAAATACAAGTATTTGCCCGTTCCTATTGCTCGTTGGGGCCAAGGGGTTGGGTAAAACTGAGTTTGCGCGGCAATTTGCCAGTAACTTGAGCAATCAAGATGGTAAGTCCCGCCCATTTCTTGAGCTTAACTGCTCCACAATAAAAAATCTGGAGGGATTCTTCGACCAGATTTATATTCCGCTCGTCATGGACAACGAGATCACCGTATTGTTCGACGAGGCACATGAGTTGCCCAAGGACGTAACCAATGCGTTCCTCACGGTATTTAATACTGAGCGCGGACATACCCGCGACTTTCGTTGGCGCGACGGCGAATACCCGTTTGACTTCAAGAAGCAGACTTTTTTGTTTGCTACAACCGAGCCAGACAAGTTGTTCCCGCCGCTCAAAGATCGCCTCACGACAGTTGATTTTGAGGATTATTCTGCATCTGAATTGGCAAAAATTCTTGAATCTCAATGCGAAGATATTTCGTTTGAGGAATCGGTGCTGGTCAAGTTGGCTGAAACGTCTCGCGGCAATGCGCGAGATTGTGTTAAACGAGCAAAAGATATTGAGTTGTTTTGCTCCGCGAAGGGGTCGAAGATATTCATGGAATCTGATTTCCCTGACTTCTGCGACCAGTTGGGTATCAATCCGTTGGGCGTGAGTCACATTGAGAAAAAAATTCTCAAGATTTTGCGCGAGGAAGGTCAGGCATCGTTGCAGGAGTTGTGCGCGAAAACTGGCATGAGTCGTACTGCGATTCAACGTGACGTTGAACTTTATTTGATGAAGAAAAATCTTATTAAGATCGACGGCAAGCGGCATATCACCAAGGCAGGTAGCGATTATATTGATACAGATGTCAAGTCAAAAACAGCGTAAGCATATCGAGGATATGCGGAGGGAGGTCGTGGAGCAAAGCTCCACGACCTCCAACAAGGTGAAGATCTCTCGTATGTGGGAAGCGGCGACCGGCAACATGGCACTCAACGATTACGAAGATAGCGAATATGTCAATGTAATAATATATAATGGGCCGGATAAAAAATAGAATTGTAAATAATAAAAAGCTAAATAAATAAACACTAAATAAGTAAATAATATAATTGTAAATAAATAAATTGTAAATAAGGCAAATACAAATAAGTGAATTATAAATAACTTAATAACAAATAAAGGGCGCGATATATAATTATAAAATTTTAATAAATTTGTAATCTAACGCGGCGCGGCGACCCCGCAGCCTGTTAGATGTCAAGGAAAAAAAATCTCCTTTCGGAGATTTTTTTTATCAACCTCAGTGCTTTTTGTAATTGATATTCTCAACCGAACCGTCCCAACAAGCGCGGCACTCGGCGCACTGGTTGTCCTGTTTTGAGGCTGGACAGTTGAACCCGTCAGGAGAAACACCGCTTGTTGTTAATCCTAATTTTTTTGCCAAGCTAGTTGGCGGCTTGCCGTCTATCATGTAAGCGGACAGTCTTATTGTCAAATTTTTTGGCACTTTAGCGAATTTCATCCACTCCCGCACGAAACCGTATTCTCTGGTTGGCAACCAAAATTTAATGTTGGGCAATCGCCTTGCAACCTCTGCAATCTTCTCAAGATGCCAGACACCTTGAACATCGCCGCTATCATGCCAGCGAAAATATCCGCTCTTCTCTTGCTTGCCGATAAGAAAAACCATGTAGTCCACCCAATGCAAACTACTTAAAGATTTTAACCGTTTTTCCATTGCCGCGATAACATTCGGAAAAACATAACGGCCTTTTTTGGCGTAGCAAATTGAACAGATAGAATCAACTATCTTGGCCAGCTTGCTGCCCGTGATACAATCTTTTGCTGGCGTGCTGTATCCGTGGCCCGGCATCTTGGACGGCTTGGACAACGAACCAACTTTCTGTGTGACTTCTTTGACGGTCATTCTCATAACAAAAAAAATTTAACAGCTATCTGTGCAAATGTCAACCCCCAAACACAGAATCTTGACACGTTTGACACAGCTTAGATATGCCGTACTCTTTGCGTGAAATTTCATCACGGAAATGATTTGCATCTGCGCCGCATGAAATGCACAATTGGTTGTCGGAAGAAACCTCGCGACTGCGGCCAAACAATTGCTGGCCCATGTTTTCAAGAAAAGATTCCATTTGATGGCTCTTATTTGTTTCCATGCCCCAAGTCTACAGTAAAGCGGCCGAATGTCAAATTTTAAAAAAACTTTTTTTAAAAAAGTTTTTGGTTGACTTCTAACGCTTCGCGGGCGGCCCGCCGGCCGTTAGATGTCAAGGGAAAAATCAAAAAAATTCAAAGAAAAAACCTACCCGCTTGCGCGGGTAGGTTTGCGTTATGAGGACATGGCCCTCCCCGCAGGGAGGGCCAAGGTGTTAGGCCTCCAGCACGACGTCAGCCTGACGCTCGAACTTGACCCCGCAGTGACCGTCCATGAAACCATGGAGAGCTTGCGTGCGCTTGGGCAACTCGTTGAGGTTGCCTTTCAACACCTCGGTGAAGGCATTGAACATTGACCACGCATTGCGCGGCTTGAACTCAGGGTGGTTTGGCGCGTGCCATTGATCAACCACCTTGCGAATCTGCGTGCTTGTACAAGCACCAGCGCGGAACGCCTCGATGATAACATCGTGCGCCTCGGAACGGGACAGCCCGTGATCGCGGTATGCGTTGAAGCGTTGCTTCTGCAAACCCCATGCGTCACCCAACTTGCCGATGGTGCGGGACACCAACTGTGGCAAATCGCGGAGGATGTGAACCGTATGCTTACGGCCTAACTTGACCTCGCCGTTGAAGGAGAGGTTGTCGCAGACAAAAACATTCGCACCAAACGCAAGCGCAGATGGAAAAGTTTTGTCGTGAGAATTACGCAGCCCCATGACTGCACCGTAATCCTGAGATTCACTGGATTCGCTACCAGTGCCGATGCGAAACAAACCGAAGTACCGATTTGCATCGTGAGTGAGAGCATGACTTTCCTCAAGGATAGCCATATTCGCACGGCCCAAACCATCGCGAACTAGGTCAACGAGGTGGGAATGGGGGATGGGCGTGTGCGTCCGAGTTGCCTCGGGCGTCACGGAATCCTGAACTTCGCCGTACTCGACTCGGTTCGCCCCGCAGTGTAACATTAAACCTGTCATAACTTTGATAGGGTGTTGACCTCATTGCCAACGAAAAAATGATGCACCATTTGGAGATGAATTGCAACATAAAAAACACAATAATCGAAAAAAAATTACACTCAAAAAAAATGCACCGGAGGTGCATTTTTTCCTTGACTTCTAACGTTTCGCGGCCGGCCCGCCGGCCGTTAGATGTCAAGCAAAAAAACTTCCCTTCGGTAAGTTTTTTTTAAAATTTTTTTTAAAAAGACGGTTGACTCTATCTGTCTATGTAGTAAGATTTTGTGCATGGAAACGACACTTTGCGTCAACGAGGAAAAGGCCAAGCAGCGCGTGTGGGTTATGAAAGCATTTAGCATTTGGCTAGATAGCTTGCAAAATTTTGTTAAGACTAGGCAAGGCACTAAATACACCGCGAAGGTTGGCACGGTTTACAGTTTGCCAGCCACACTTTGGGACTTTGAATCTTTTGTTGCTGCTAGAAGTTTGCAAATGTCCGAGATCAGCACAATGTTTGGTGTTAAGCATTCTGGCCAAATTAATTTGCATTGCTTTGAGAATGACGAATCCACATATTGCGCCCAAACGGGGACACGCGCTTTTATGCGTAACGATAACGATCTTTATCCTAATTTCAGCGGCGAATATCATTTGAGTGACATTCCCAGCAACCAACACGCAAAAAATAATTTTGCTGCTTGGTATGATTTCACGGGCGTTCCGAGTCAATCCAATTTGGACATTGTGACTGACCCCAAAAATTTTGTCCATAATAGTTTGGTGTTTGCCACGTTTGACGCTTGCGTCATTGCCAAGTCTTGTATGCCAGATGAAATTATTTCTGCTGTTGATTCTAGGATTGAGGAGCGCGGCGGCATCATGGCCGACCACATCACAGATGTGGTCGTCGATTACATTAACGAACGCACGGGCAATAAGGTCAAGTGCATCATGTCGGTCGAGTATCAAGCGCAAAAGCATCCGATGATGATGATCGGCTTCAGCAATTGTGCTGATGTTTTGAAGGTTTGCAATCCTATTCGTTCGCGCATCAACCGCGCCACTCCAAAATCTCCAAAATCTGCGCCGTTGAGCGACTCGAAAAAATCTCAGCTTGCCTCAGATTTAAAATATTTTCGTTTTACCCGTGATGAGTTGTGCGATATGTACAAATGCACACCGGCTCAAGTCGGTGCGATCAAGGCCCATCACGGCGGAGGTTACGCTTGACATGAACCGAGCAACCGAGTATATTTCAGGCCGTGTATTTAGCAGTTATATTATTGGGGGGTTTATTGTTTGCTATTATGCTACACATTAAATCAAAAAATTAAATTGAAAAAACTTGTTGACATATGGAAGAAGATACGTAAACTTAGTGCGCCACCTGCAGTGGTGCACCGGGATAAAACGAAGTACACCCGGAAAGAAAAACACAAAAAAAGTTTGGATTAATCGTTGACATCATGAAGACACTAGTGCAAACTTTTTGGAGTGCGGGATGCATAACGGAGCATTCGCGTGCTGGCCAAGTGGCCCTGATGCTAACCATGTAATGAAAGGAATATTCAATTGAAATTGACTGAATCCCAACTTACCAAAATCGTCAGCGCAGTAGTTGACGCATTGACCGAGACTCCGACGTCTCGCCGTGCGACTGCTACAGGCAACGACCGCAGCAACAACATTCGCGCCGCGATCCGCTCCGGCAAGAGCAAGTCTGCTGTTCGTCGCCAGTTCAAGCTGACCGATTACGAGTACCGTGGCCACAAGGCTACCGTGACCCGTATGGCCAACGGCAACTAAGCCGCAGCCAACAACCCACTCCCGTCCCAGAATCTGCTAGCCATCTGGGGCGGGAGGTGTCGGGCTCCGGTGTGAGCGTTACAAGTTACCATTGTTATTATATACATGATGTATTTCATTTAGGTTTCCGCTGGTTAGCATTGGGGATAGTTCGATAAAACCCCTCCCGCAAGGGAGGGGTTTTTTATTTTATCTATAAATTATTTTATTGCAAATAGTAATCTCTGAAATAGTAAATAGTAAATACATAAATACTAAATAACCTGAAATATATAAATTATACTTTTGTAATATGTTGATAATCAGGCAATTATAAAAAAACATCTAATCTGTCACGGCGACCCCGCCGGCCGTTAGATGTCAACGAAAAAAATTAATTTTTTTCGGGATCTTCCCATACGATTTCCCAATCGTACGGAGAGTTGGACAGGTCGCACGGGGCGACCTTGCACTTGACGGCGGACTTGGCCTCACGGGCGCAAGTGATCGCAGCCTCAAGACCCTCGTGGCTCGGAGCGAACCAATGGACAAACTCAAGCCGACCGGTGGCGGACTTGACCTCAACAAAGTATTTGGCATGAATCCTCATAACAAAAAACAGTATATCAAAATTTAAAAAAAAGTCAAGCGCATTCAGAGCATGACTCAAAAAACTTGCACCAGCACCGATCATCGGCCTCGGCCTCGACATCGTCGAAGCCGTTCGGGACAGTAACGTCCGCAACCCATGAATCCGCGTGCAACTCAAAAACCTCCTCACAAGTAACATTATCTCTCATAACAGAAATCAGTATACAGCATTTTTCAGATAAGTCAACCCCTAAAATGAAAAAAAATTTATTTTTATTTTTTGTTTTTTGTTTGACTTCTAACCGTTCGCGGCGTGCCCGCCCAGCGTTAGATGTCAAGACTTTTTTTAAAAAAAATTTGGACGCGAGGGGCGGAATCGAACCGCCGATAAGAGTTTTGCAGACTCCCGCCTTACCACTTGGCTACCCCGCGCGTACCTCAGTATCCTTCGATACTGAGGTTGCGGCCCATCGCCTCGAGCAGCCGCTTCCTAGTCAGGCTGCCGACGCTTTTGCCGTCGTTGATAGTCCAACGATTAGGACAGCCGAGCGAGAACCACATTTCCAGTTCGATGCTGGAGGGTTTGGAGTACGGCGACCAGTCGAGATGGAACACGCGCTTGGTGGTGACAGCACAATGGATGTCGTGCCAGATCTTACTGACATCATCCTCGTGCTCGACCTCGGGGTCATAATAAAACTCATGACCGTCCTCGATTATCTGCAAACCTTCCGGTGTCATGTCGGTCTGCTTGAACTTATAGGTTTTCATTTCTCTCATAACAAAAAAGATTATCGCACAAATTTTTCAACAAGTAAAGAAAATTTTTCCAATTCAGCCAATTTTTTTGGGCTTTTGGTGGGCTTGAATTCATTCAGCCAAAGCATCATAGCGGCACGGCGCACGGCCACAGGAAAAGCCGGATCTGGCTTGCGCTTGGCGGGCGCGTCGCCCGTGGGAAAGGTGGACATATAGTCCGCCCAATCGATATCGGCAAACGGGCTACCCATTGGACACCTCCTCATCCTGCGCGGCGATAGCTTCGTCGCGCCAGATGTCACACTGCGCCTCGTATTCAGCGCGAGCGTGGGGATCATTGTGAAAAACCTCCTCAAGTGAAACTTGGGCCAACTCTGCGATCTGTTGATCTAACCTCATAACGGAATCAGAATACCACAAACTCAGAGAATGTCAACCCCTTAATACCAAAAAAAATAAAAAAACTTTTTTTATTTTTTTGCTTGACATCTAACGCTTCGCGGGGGCGCCGCCGACCGTTAGACGTCAAGACTTTTTTTAGAAAAAAAACACCCCGCCGAAGCGGGGTGTTTAGTGTTATGAGGTTATGATGGACAAGAAATTTTTTGCAGAGTTTTTGTGTCAGTCGATTCCATGATTTTGACGAGGCGATTGGACAAGCCGCCAATCTGAATAATTTTTTTCAAGTAACAACGCAGCATTAGTTTTTCGTCGCTGTTCAGTTCGGGCAATGGTTTTTTCATTTGAATATCTTTTTTAATTTACGGTTACGATTTAAGCGTGCCTTGACTATATCAATTTCAATTTTTTTGTCAACTAAACTCCAGTTTATCTTAATTGATTTCATAGCTTGTAAAATGCGTGTTGTCCAATTACTTTGACAGGCTTTTGACCTTTTGCCCAATACGGTTTCTTTTTCATCCATGTTGCGTGGTAATGATTAGCGAAGCCGATGAAATCACGCGACAGATGTTTGACATTTTTGGCCACGGTAATTGCATACTTGGCTTGCGGTACTTTCAACAGATGCTCAAGGTCTTTGACGGTTTTACCGTTCCAACAACTGAACTGCCATTTTTTAAGACAGACCTCCGATGGGGTTTGTTTTCTTTCAAATGCTCTCTGAGCGATGCAAGCACCAACAGCATACATTCCCGCTTCCCCTTCCCCTCTGGCCTCCGCCAAAATGGTAATGGCGACAATTTTTTGCTCTCTAGTGAGTTGATGATTTTTGTGCGTGTTTCCATAAGCAGAGACGGTAACAATGGCCAAGCAGATCCAGTAAAAGATTCTAAAACTTTTGCTTAAAAGAATTTTTTTCATTTTATTGATTTTTAGTTTTCGACGGGGAACATACCTTCCAACCTATCCATGCGGAACCGCTTGTATTTGCCAGTCTCGGTGCAAGTGCCGCCGATGCCAGCGAACTTTTCGTTGTTTGAACGATTCTCGAAAGATTCGTCCAACTCAATCCGATAGCTGTGCAGGTCGTTGTTCTTGTTGATAACCCCGTTGTGGATTTCGGGCCGATAGAATATGTTCATGATTTCTCTCATAACAAAAATTAGTTTATCAGGTTTTTCGGTAAAGTCAACAATTATTTTTAGCCAAATTTGGGAAATCCTTGGTAGCGATAGACTCCGAGCAGGTCGCCGTTGTTGCCGTGGGCAACTTGGCAACCGTCCTCTTCCAGCACCCACGGAAACCCATTCTTGTCGGCCTCTTCGGCCATCTCCATTGCCGCGTTCATCGCAGAGTGATCCCAACCGGTCTTGTTGGAGAATTCTTCGCTGCGCACCCTATTGGTGTCTTCGTCCTTCCAGTATAACGTGTACGTCCTCATAACTCCGTTTATTAAATCACAGTTTGCGCTCAAAGTCAACAATTATTTTTTATTTTTTTGAGCTTCGGCATCGAGAAGCTTCCGCTTCTCGATGTTAAACTTACGAACTTTTAGCTGGTGGTCTTTGATCGGGTCAAAGGCCAGCCACTTGCCGAACATGATTTCCTTTTCCAGTTTTTGGATTTTGATGTCGATTTCCCTCATAACGAAAAACAGTATATCACAGCTTCAGAAAATTGCAAGCACTTTTTTCACTTTTTTAAAAAAACTTTTTTAAATTTTTTGCATTTTAGGCTTGACATCTAACGTTTCGCGGCCGGCCCGCCGGCCGTTAGACGTCAACAAAAAAAACGCACTTTGTGCGTTTTTTATTCTAGCGCCTGACCAAATCGCACAAGCATAGTTTTGGGCGTGCCATCATCGGGAGCTTTGACAAACTTATCCCATGACGGAGGATAATATACCGTTGTGACGCTGTTAGTATCGGCAAACGATATTTTACGATGCACAATTTCCTTCTCGGTAACCACGCAACCTGTTAAACAGATCGCACCAACTAAACAGATTATTTTTTTCATTTTAACTCCAGCCGCGCACTTCAATTATCAATTTTTTTATCTCGCTGACTATATTGTCGGGAATGACTTGAGTCAACCACTTTGTGCCGTACGTATAACCGCGATCAACATACAGATCATTTTTTTTCAAAAATTCACATCGATCATCGTAATCTGTTGATGGACATTTTTTTAAAATTTCCGCTTGCTGTTGAGTGCCAGCTTGAAGATCATTTAGATGATATTTTTTCCAGTATTTGTATATACGGCGAAAAAGATAGTTATCACCATTCAATCGATACATTTCATCGAGATTTTGCCCAAACGAATCATTTGAGATTTCACCGGACGCGCTGAACGTATAAGCTGACTCAACGTTTTCAAGTGTGCGCCAATCGATGGAAGGACGGTCTCTCATTTCGAGACCGAAGTCCACCACGCAACGCGATCCGTCGCTGCCGGTCATTGTTAATTTGGCCGACATCATTTGGCACCTCCATTCTTTATGGTGGCAGAATGTATATTCGGCCAAACGACCTCGCCGCCGAAGGTCACCTCAGTATCCTCCCGCGCGGCCAACGTGATGGCCTTTTCAAGACCATCGTGAGAACGTGCGAAACCAGCAACATCACCAGAGTTGGCAATCCGAACCGTGTACATATTATCAAACATATCTCTCATAACGAAAAAAAGTATATCAGACTCTCAGAAAAAAGCAAGCGTTAATTTGAATTTTTTTTCTTTTTTAAGCCGCGTTTGAACTGCTCCCATGTGGGGCGTTCGGCTTCGGGAATCATTTCCCATTCCTTTTTTTGCGCTTGGCGTATCCAGTTTGCAAACTCAGCATTTTTAATCATATCTCTCATAACTGGAGACAGTATAGCACAGCCACAGAAAATTGCAACCCTTTTTTTAAAAAAAATAAAAAAACTTTTTTTATTTTTCTTGTTGACATCTAACGTTTGGGCGCAAGGCCGCCGGCCGTTAGACGTCAAGCTTTTTCTTCACTTTTTTTCAAAAAAAACACCCCGCTTTCGCGGGGTGTTTTACTGTTATGAGGTAGACAACGCACACACGGGTCCACAGATTATTGAGTCGCTGCCGCACCACCAGCAGTAAAACGGGCGCGAGCTGCCTATAAAAACTCGCAGGGGTATTTAACTCCGCCGACTCAAAATTGTCGGGGTTAGCTTTACATCTGCCCCGCCAGATGCACATGGTGTCTACACTAACTGACCGGCTCAAGGATACCGATTTGGTCGATGTTGAATCGACGAATGCCGCAGCTTTCGCCGTTCTGGAACTTGTAGCCGATAATGTGGTCGGCGTGACGCTCGGTGATGGCTACCGTGTATTCGTTGGTGCGGCCATCCTGCCGAGTGTAGGTGATGTGGTGGCGTGGTACGCTCTCTATTTCCTTTAGGATTTGTTCAGTTGTCATCATAACTTTTTTTGTGTTTGGGTTCTTCCGAACCGCTGAGAAAAGCTTATTCCATATTGAGCGCAGAGTCAACCCTTTTGATAACTTTTTTTCAACTTTTTTTTCTGCGCGGGGCGGGTCGAATCGTTGATTAAATTCTCTTATCTTTTGCTCAATTGCCTTTAGGTCGGGCTTTACGTTTATTTGGTTCATTATTTGAATTTTGTTGTGATGTGGTAGTTTCCACAGATTTTGCATTGGTAGATACGTGACTTGGTCTTGTAATACTTTTGCTGATTCTTAACATGCTTTTGTGCATCCGACACTTTTTCAAATACTTTTTTGTCAAAGCATTGTATATAATATTTTTCTCTCAACTGCATATCCGGTTCTCCTTGGATAAAATCGTTAAAGACTTCGCTCTTCGTTCGCTTCTTCATGGCATTGTAGATGTTCGCATTTCGTTTGTCAAGTACGGGGTGCGCTTGCGCGCACCCCGTCAAGGATTACATTGTGCCGTTGCTCGGCAGGTCTTTGCTGCCGTAGTTGTAGTTGCCCGCGTTGTACGGGTTGCGCATATGGCTACGGTCTACTTTTTTGCCGTAGATGTTGCGGTCTTTGTGGATGAACTTTTGGAAGCCCGCCGCGATAGCCTCCTTGATACCGCGCAGGTCTTCCGCGCTGATATTGGCCATTCCTTCGCAGCGTTCGGCCTCATTGTTCAGCCGCTTGCTGAAATCTTTTTCGCCGAGGTTGCGTTGATGCGGCTCGAAGCCGCCCGTTTCGTTATTGTCTCTTGTTCTCATAACCAGAAAAATTATTGTCTATTCAGATGTTAAAGTCAACAGGAAATTTTTTTTTATTTGCTGAAGTAGCCGTGATCCTCAAAGCAGTTGACAATTTCAACGACGCGGTGAATGTCACCAGCCAAAACTTTGTTGCCGTCGATATCTTTCTCCAACACCACTTGGTTGTGGTACTGGTCGATCATTTCCTGCTCGGTTGTGCCAAGCGGGAAAGTGCAGCCCTTGACACGGTTAACACGGGCCGAGAAGTGGTTGCCGGTGTAGGTTGGGTTCTTCTCCACTTTGAAGGTAACATTTAAAAATGGTTTCTTATCTCTCATAACGGGGATCAGTATATCAGAATTTTTTTGAAAGTCAACAAGTTTTTTCAACTTTTTTTATTCGCACTCCCAGCACATGAAGTTGTCGAATCCGTGATCCCATTGATCATGCTCTTCTTTTGACAAGCAAACTGTCTCGCCGCATCCGGTGCAAACTTCCTCGTAACCCTGCTCCATCTTATCTGTATTGTTCATGTCTTTCATAACTTTTTTTTATGTTGTGCGGGTCTTCCCCCGCTTGCTGAAAACAGTATAGCAGAACCACAGAAAATTGCAAGCCCTAAATCAAAAAAAATTAAAAAAATTTTAGGCCTAAAATTATTGTTTTTGACAATAACCCTACCCATTTTTTGAAATTTTATACTATGATATGTTTATAATAACGGCGGGGGGTGCTTTTTTTCAATATGTAAACCAAAACCAAACAAAACAAAATTTTACTAAATCAAAAAAATCGGCGGCCCTATTTAAATTCAAACAAAAAAATATACAATCAACAATGGTTATTTCGCATAAATATAAATTTATTTATTTCTGTCCAGTGGGAAATTGCGCCACTTCTTCTATACAAGCTGCTTTAGGGCCATATCATGACGACGCAAAACAATATGATGATAACAATGGAACTAAACACATTTGTCCTCGAGATTTTTTTAATGAATCTAATCAAGAACTTAAAAAATATTTCAAATTTGCTGTGGTGAGAAACCCATGGGATTGGGTTTTAGCGACTTTTAGTAAAAATCTAACTTATATTAAACAGGGATCTTTGAACCCAGATGGATCACCTAATTATGAGAGCGCTAAAGTAGTTAAAGCAAGTTTAAACGAGGCTATGGACGTTTATGATAATTGTGCTCGCGGTTGGGCTGTAGAAGCTACTAGCTTTGTTAAACAAAATTTTGCTTCTCAATACGAAGCTCATTGTGATGATTTTAAATGCCTTGTGGATAAATTTTTACATTTTGAGAATTTAAAAACAGAATTCGAAGATACACTGAAGAATTTGGGGCTACCTGACTTAAAGCTTCCACATAAGCAAAACAACAATAATGAAGCTCAAAAAAAATACCAAGCTTGGTACGGAGAAAAAGAAAAACAAATTATTTACGATCATTTTAAGGTAGATGTAGATATTTTTAAATATGAGTTTTAAAATTTTTCTTGACAATCCAAACAAAAACAAACAAACTTTTCGCATGACGAAATTATATTTATTTTTAATAATACTTTTTAGCGCCGTTTCTTTAATGGCTGGACCAAATACTTACAAGCTGATTAATGATAAAACGTATACGTGGCTAGAAGCAAAAGCGGACGCTGAATCAAGAGGAGGTTATTTAGTAACCATCACTACTACAGAAGAAGAAGATAAATTAAAAAAATTATTTCCTTTAATGATTTCTTCAGTTGATATTTCATGGGCTATAGGGGCTACCACAGAAAATGGAGGCTCTTGGATCACAGGCGAATCTTCGCATTATATACCTTGGCGAGTAGGCTATGGACCGGGAAAATACTCTAATGATCATAAATATGGAGAATGGCATGGAGGGGGCATGAGAAATATGGAAAATGATCATGTTTATAATGGTTATATATTAGAAATAGGAAATACTTCAGCTATATATAAATTAAGAAAATCTATACCTTCAGGATTTTCCATGCTGCATATACCGTTTTCTTATCACAATAATACTGTAACTGACATTTTTGGGGCAACACCTAATTTTGTTTTATACGAATACACCAACAATAAATGGATAATCAACTCTTACGACCCAGACTTTGAAGAATGGGACTATCCATCACATTTCTTACCTGCTGGAACAGCAGTTTGGGTTTTAAACAATTCGCTTCAAGCTAAAACAATTGAATTCACCGGACGTATGCCGCAAAACTGGAGAAAAGTCATTGAAATATCAAATCCATAATAGAAATTAAAATCTAATACTTATTATACCATATGGAAAATAAAGAAAAAGAAATTGTTGACCTTGTTAAACAAGTCATTCAACTCAAAACAGAACTAAAATCTACAGCCGCCGGTTATCGTGAAGAAATCAAAGAATTAGAAAAACAGATTTCAGATTTGATAGATGAAGCCGCCGAAAAGAATGAAGATTAAGTGTAATAATATTACATGGGAGATATCCATACTTTAGCGAGTACAGGCAATATCAAAGGAATCAAGAAAGCTCTCTCTAACAAGAGGGCTTTTTTGTCGTTAGATGATGAACAAGGCTGGAGTCCGCTTCATTATGCTGCAAACTATAGTAAAGCCAAGATAGTTCAAATTATTTTGGATGCAGGTGTCAATCCAAACATAAAAAGCAAACCTCCTCAACCAAAAAAACAAAATGATTGGAATTTGGCATTAGAAGATAATAAAGAACATAAAATTTCCATTGTTCATCCTATGGACGTTGCCGAAGGTCCTCATCGAACAAAAATACTAAACAATCTCATATCAAAGGGTGGAGAATTTTGCGCAGAAGAATTGAACTTGCATCAAGCAGTTCAAATGCAAGATATCGATGAAATCGAATGTTTACTTGAAGATGACTCTATAAAAATAAATGAAAGAGATAATAGAGGTTGGATGCCCATACATTATGCTGTTGAGATAGGTAATTTTGATATAGTTAAATTATTAGTAGAAAACAAAGCTAATGTAAACGGATCTACATTTGAGCCAGAGCTAGACCAACTTAATCCTTGGGAAATAGCAAACGATAATGAAAATGAGGAGATGCTAAAATATTTGGTTTCCAAAGGCGCAATGAAGCATTCTACAAGAGGCCAAGTAAAATATAAAAAATCCGCAGGTCAAATTAAAGTTGGTAATGATGAGCCGGAATTCAAAGGTCTAACATACGAAGATGTTCCTAAGCAACCAGAAGGATTGCTGGGCAAATTATTCGAGTCTAAATCTGATAAAATAAAAAGATTAGAGGCGGCAGCCGCGCAAATGAAACAAAAAGAGAGTCAGGCCGCCGAAGCTAGAAAGAAAATCCAACAAGAAGAAGAAAAGAAAAAAAGACAGCGAGTTATTAAATGGAAGTGGGGAGAAGATCCATTTAAATTAAAAGGCGAATCGCTCGAGTACGATAGACCGTGCGAAGCTCATACATTTTTTATGGATATAGTTGGATATTCCAAAAAAAGTACGGCAGAGCAAAAAAAAGTAACAGATGAACTTATATCGTATGTAAAAGGCACCCAAAGCTTTCAGCAAGCTCAAAGACAAGGTAAATTGATTATATTGCCTACCGGAGACGGTATGGCTTTAGTTTTTTTTAATTCGGTTCACGCTGCATTTAAATGCGCCGTGGACGTAGGAAAAAAAGTATATAAACATGCTCAAATTGGATTAAGAATGGGTTTGTATACCGGACCGGTAGTTCCGGTAAAAGATATCAACGATAACCCTAATGTTTCGGGCGATGGCATCAACATGGCCCAGCGTTGCATGGACGCTGGGGATAATGATCATATTTTAGTTTCTAATCATGTGCATCAATATGTTTGTGAAATGGATATCCCCGGATTGAAGTTCGAAGATTGGGGGCAGGTCATAGTTAAGCATGGGTCTACAGTTCATATGTGGACGGCATATGGTCCGGGCTTCGGCAGAACAGAGTTTCCGGACTGGAGAGGTACAAAAAGAGTTGAACTTGAATGATAGGGAAAGTTCAACTGGTTTCCCAATTGTATAAGCCATGGACAATACAAGATAATGATATATACTCAAAGGGAATACAATCGTGGCAAGACAGACGGGTGCGTGAAGCTGACTTTGCGGCCAACTCGCTACAAAGACGCGCAAACGAAAAAACACTTTTTGAGGAATATGTTGCAAGTAAAATACAGCTATCAACACAATTTGAGTTGTTGAATATTACAATATGAATGATAAGCAAAAACATTTTGTCTTGTGTCTGATAGGGCTTATATTTATTATAGCGGTGTCAGTTTCGTCTTGTGAGCCTAGAGGCGATATGGCAACTAAAGACTTAATGTTCGAAAAAGTAGGCTCAGGTATTAGATGAAAATATATTGTATTTCTTGGAAAGACGAAAGATGGACGGCAGACGAAAAAGCGCTAAAAAATATAAATCAACTCATAAATCAAGAAAAAAGACAAATGAATAAAATACAAAAGATCTTAGAGGTATTTTTTATGTTTTTAGGTTGGGTGTTTGTGGCCCCACGGTACATTATAAACATTTTAAAGTGTAAATTTAAAAAATGAAAAAAATTTTTAAAAATAACGCAAATATAGCATTTGATTGTCTAAAAGTAATAATAGCAGGCATGTCAGCATTTTTATTGTTATTTTTATTGACAGGGTGTGCTAATTGGGAAGTTGTCGATTGCGATCATCATCATTGTGACCATCATCACCATTTTGATCACCATGTAGATCACCATCACTATCATCACTATACCCCAAGGCAAATACATTACCATGAGCATGTGACTAAGTCGAAGCCGCTCCCAAATAGGCCACAGCGGCCCGTAAATGCCCCTAGCAGGCCGATTAGCAAAGGTGTGCCCCCCAAGCGCACCCCAACAAGAAAAGACGACTGAGCGTGGATATTGACAAAGAAATAAAATTTTTAGAAAGGTGGACTTTATATATCCCCATAATAGGCTTGACTTTATGTTTAATGACTGTAGGATGCGCTGGCAAATGGGTTTGGCAAGAAGATTATCCAAAACATAGAACTATGTCTTTAAAATGCCCAAGATGGAATTATAATGAAGCATATGATGAATTACATCATATATACACAACAAGGCAGCATGAACCTATAAAAGTAAAAAAATGAATAATATTACTCACGATGTAATTACCGACTGCGACTGTCAAGCCCATCTCTTGAGAATAACTAAGTTTGACGATGAGGAGAGTATTTCTATTACCCATTACTCTTGTAGCCCTGAAGAAGTTGATGATTCTAAAAATCTTTGTTGGGACGTTGTTTTGAACAAAGAAAAAGCTATTAACCTAGCTGAGTCCATATTTAAAATTTATAGTTAGTAAAAGAAATGAAGAAATTGTTATTACCTTTATTATTGGCTAGTTCTGTCAGCGCAGAGCAGAGAAATTATGACGTAATTACTGATAGAAATGCTTTTTCGCTATTAGACAAACCTCCAGCTAAAGTCGAGCTACCAAAGCTCCTAGAGAAACCACCTATCAAACTAAACCTTACTGGAATTATAACTAGGAGAGGAGTTACCAATGTCTACATGTTTTCTAAAGATGTGCCAAAAAGGTTCTTGACCTTGTCCTCCAAAAGGAGAACAGATAGCGGAGTAACACTGTTAAGTGTAGAGAGAGGATTAGTGAAAGTAGATAATAATGGGGTGACAGAGCTACTTTCGTTTGACACTCACAAGCTACCGTCCATCGTCACATTACCCAAGCTCAACGCTAAACCCACAATCATAAAAAAGAAAGACGACAAGCGTGAATTAGTTAAAATTGCTGCACCAGCACCAACAACCCCTAAGCCAAACGTTATCACTGTTCCTTCTAGGCGACCAAAAGTAGATCCAAGAATTATACAAAAGGGCTTAGAGTATATAGATAGAATAGACGATAAAGAAAAAAAAGAATATATTCTTCAGAGGCTTGAAAGACTTCAAAGCGGACAAGAAAAAATAGACCGCAAAATAGAAACTAATGAGAGACGTAGGCAATACGACGAAAGAAGCCGAGATCGAAAAAAATAAAAATGCAGTTCCCGACAAAAGGATACAAAGATTTAACAGAGGATTGCCCTGAAATACCGGGGGATACGTGTCCCTTTATCGATAAAGCACAACAAGAACTTGAAGCTTTACGAGATCAGAACGAAGCTTTGCGAGATGTAGGAAAATATTGGAGAACCACCGCTATTAATTTACTTGAAGAGTGTTGCGATTTAAATAGATATATAAACGAATTGGAAAAATGAAGTTCAATGTTTATATCAAAGAGTATAGATTAAAGTATTTTAAGAACCTTGATAAATTTGTTAAAATATTAGGAGTGAAAAAAACTATGTGGCGCAAAATAGAAAGAGGAATAAACCCACCGCCTCGTAGAACACTTTTAAAAAAGTTTGCTAACTTGACACATATGTTTGAATATGAAGAAGCTCAAATGTATCAACTAGCAAGAAGATGGACTCCATCCGAAGACACAAACACGGGTAATCACATTTTACTTTCTGAACATTCTAAAGCAGAGTGGCGAGAAACCCTTCTAAAAGAAAACACACCTGATTATGAGCATAAATACTGGAGATAAATTAAAATTACATTTTATTGATTTTTGGCCAAACTTTTGGCACAACAATAATTATTTTTACTATTTGCTAGATACTGTTTACGATGTAGAACTGGACAAAGAAAATCCAGATATATTATTTTTATCATCTGACCCTTGGCGAAAAATAGAAAGAGATTCATTTAAAGACACTAATGCAAAAAAAGTTTTCTATACTATAGAAGGCGTTCCTCCGTTATTCGATAAAAGCACCTATCCTCCGCCAGTAAGCATAAAGACAAGAAAAAACGGAAAATTAATAAGTTTTAACGAAGGCTCGGGAGATAGAGATTATTTTTATGGTCAATGTGATTTTGCTTTGGCTCACGATGTAATAGATGATTCTAGATATTATAGATTTCCTTGGTGGGCTTATCAAATAAATTGGTTTAACAAAGAGGCTTTCGGTGAGCCAGACTTTTTATTGCCAGAAGATCAAATCAACGACAATGAGTACAAAAGAACTGAGAAGACGAAGTTCTGCGTTCAAATTTTTAATAATAGTTGGCAAAATCCCAGAGAAGAAATTCATGAAAAATTAAGCGCTTACAAAAAAGTTGATGGTTATGGGCAATTGTTTGGTAATGATTTTTACCCATACGAAAAAAGAAAGTACGAAATTTATAAAGATTATAAGTTTGTGATATGTTTTGAGAATGCTATTCGTGAGGGCTATCACACAGAAAAACTTTTTCACGCTAAAACTGCTGGAGCGGTACCTATATACTGGGGGCACTCTAGCGTTTCAAATGATTTCAATCCTCAATCATTTATTAATTTGAATGATTTTGAGTCGGTGGACGCTTTGGTGGAAAGAATTAAAGAAATAGACCAAGACGACTCACTTTATCAACAATATGTAGATGCTCCTCTATTTACAGGAGGAGTTGTCGCCGATAAATTCAAACCTGCAGCCGTTTTAGACTTTTTTCAAAACACTATCTTAGCATGAGTTTTGATCCATTCCAAAAACCAAAAGAAGCTAGAAAATGGTTTTGCGCTTGTGGTCATGTAACCCAAAACCCAATTAGATGGGTCACTGGAGCTAAAACTAAATTCGAGTGCGACAGATGCCGAAGAGAAATTAAGGAAATGAAAAACTACTCCAACCTAGAGTGGCCTTTAATGAGCGAATGTGTCGATCGTAAAAATCAAAATCAATAAAGTAAAGCTATATCAAAGTCAGCATCAACCGCCCCGTTGTTACCATTCGCTGATACAACATTTACGATAATATCTGTTTTTGGAGGTAGTTGTAATGGAAATGGATAAGAGTTTTCAGCTAAGGAGCTGGTAGTCACAGATGTAACTTCTTGAACACGAAAGACTTTGCCATATTCTCTTGTTTTAACTTGCGCCGTGTATCCAATTTCAGTTGCACTGCCCGGATTATGCGCAGACATATGATATCCTAATAAATAACCGGTGCAAGTTGCAGGCACAGTATAAACAGCCATTAAAGTTTGGTTATTGCCAGCTAATGATTTTGCATAAACAGTAGAAGCATCACCGCTGGCGTGAATGTCAACAGTTCCTCCGTAATCAGTTGTTCCGTTATTGTAAGCTCTAAAAACCCTACTCCAAGTTCCATCTATATTTACAGCATTCGTGCCATTTAAATTACCTGTCCAGTATTGACTTTCAAAATTCTCATCTAAACCTTGAACAACAAATTCTTGAGTATCTGCTTGTGATGATTTTATTTGTATTCCGGTTCCTCCGTCAGGCGGAAAAGTATATTCATCAGAGCCATCCCAAACAGTTTCGGGCGAAGTGGAGCTAACTGTATTAGATACATCAGGATTACTTCCAAATTTATGTATATGATCTTTTGCTTGGCCAATAATTGACTCATAAGTTAAAGAACTTCCTTTTTCTGGAGTCCAATATTGGTTGTTTTCGTCCCAAATGTAATTAAGATTGACGTTAAGATTTCTAGATGGAGCTAAATTAAATCCATCTGGAAGATTGGGATGAGATCCGTAAGGTGGTCCGTAGTCAACGCCCATAATTTATACCTATATATCGCCGTCAGCCTTCCTGTAAGAGTCTTTTACTTTGCCGCCTCTCTTCATCTTCAAAAACATATTAACTCTCGCCATAGCCCATCCTCCGCGGCTCATGCCCGGTCTGTGAGACGAAGAGAACGCTCCAGCTCCTCTGCGATAAACTTTCTTTAATTGACCGAGCGTTACCTTCTTTGAGTATTTCGCATTATGTTTTTTTACTTTTTCTTTTAATGAAGTAATTATGCTTTCTGAAAAATTAATCTTACCACCTTTACTTCCAGCGCTTCCCGGCTTGTTTTTACTTGATCCTTTTCTTCTTTCGCTAGGTTTGGCTGGAGTTTGAGCTGCAGATTTTGGGCCGGGCCTTGCAGCGCTAATAATATCCTCAATGGTCATAACTTCGTCATATTCCTCTGAAGTCATGTCATAATTAAAAGACGCTTCCATTTCATCATCGGATTCGTAATATTTAATATAACTATGTACGCTATTTACATAATCAGCAATTTTTGTAAATTTTGATTGAACCCAACCTTCAAAGTCTGCGTCTTCAGGCATTGCATTGATCATCGATTTTAGTTCAGTAAGCTGATCTATAGATTTAGAAATTTGAGATAAAATCATGCCAGATTCTTGATCATCATCAGCAGCTTGAGCTTCTTTGCATCCACAGCCGCCGCAACCACAATCATCTTCTCCTTCGGTAACCTCTTCTTCAACAAAAGCTAACTCTGGATCAATACTCAATAATTCATCATGGTCAGCTAAACTAACTCCATCCCAATCTGCAGAACCCTTGGTGTAATCAGTGACAGATTTGCCAGCTTCCCACATTTTACAGGACCAGTATCGAGCTTTGGTTTTTGGTCCGGGATTGGAGCAATTATGGCGTGCGCGAAAGTTGCGGCGACGATCGGGATCATCTCTTTTGATCTCCATATTTGGATCGCCAAAATTTACCTTAACAACATTGCCCTTCTCGTTCTTGACGTACACAGAGAACTTTTTGGGGCCTTTTGGTGTCCTGAAAGGCTTGTTAAGAGTTTTATTTTCGTTGGCCGCTAGAATCTTCTTTGTAAAATCGATTTCCATTTTTCTTTAAAATGTATACACTTGTTATGATATTTTGCTTAAAATAAAATTTAAATTATCCCAAGATATCCTATCTATTTTAAAGCAAGGTGAACGCCTCATTGTTTCTGATAAACGCAAACCTTTTATATTATATTCTGGATGTATGATTTCTTCTATAAAATCGTTAATACCTGTTTTTTTAAGCCAGTTGTAATATAAATCGGTAGTATCTTTTTCAGTCTCAAATAAAAACGAAGGGGAATCGCTGAAAACATCTAAATACAAACATAAACTTCTAACCGCTAAACTTTCTGTAGGTGGCTCAACAATACCTTCGCAAAATATCAAAGTATTAGAAATCACATAAGTATTTACACAAAAAACCCCCGGAGTTCATCCGAGGGTTTTGAACTAATATTTTAAATTAGTTTTTAGAACTTATATTTCATGCCAAGCCAAACAGAAACCTGTTCGTCGGCCTTAAGTCCGTCTACGTCGACATCATTATCAAGATAAGTGATGTTAACGTTCGGCTCCCAAGTTGTACCAAAAAGCTCAATGTCAGTAGAAGCACCTAAAGACAATTGAGTATAGTCGTACTCGTCGCCAATTCCCCAAGCTACAGAAGGAGTTAAAGACAAATCTTTTCCTAAAAGATTTAAACCAAAATCCTTCTCTACTTTCCATGTAGCGCCAGTGAACCCGTAATCTACATCCTTCCAAAGCGAAATCGATGGAGTCACCCATTCGCTAACACCTAAAGGATCAGAAGCTAACTTCACAGTTCCTTGTACAGCCACGCTGCTATCAATGGCAGGATTGGCAATCTGGTGACTGCTGATTCCGCCTGAAGTTTTCAGGCCAAAACCGCCAATCTCCCAGCCTCTACCAAGGCCGATATGAAAATGCGACTGCGTTTCTTCTTCTGAAGCTAACAGATGGTAAGCTCCAGAATCAATAGTCCAACTTTGGTCTAGAAGTGTAACTGGGAACTTACCGTTAATCCCTGCAAGGAAACCATCTCCACCATAAGATAAACCGCGAATGTTGATCTCATCGGCGTAGCCGGCGATTGCAGTAAACGAGGGCTTAGGAGCCACTTCTTGCGCACTCAAAGAGAGGCAAGAACCAATCAATAATGTTGTAAGAAATAATTTCTTCATATTTTGTAAAAAAACCTTTTAAAGGTAGGTCAAAACCTGCTAAGATAATAGTGAGTTGACACGTGCATGTCAAGTCTTTTATATTACACTCAAAAGAATCAAAATGGCTCAATTAAATGCAAATACCCCATACATCGAATGTTTCATAAGAAACAAATATATTTTTGGAAATGATGACCCCGGACTAACCGAAGGTTACATTTTCGGTGTAAAATCTATGATCAATAGGCCGATGCACTTTCACTTTCAATCGTGCTTTGGCGCTATTTTTTGGCAAATGCCTATATCTGCTTTTTGCCATAAAGAGGATTATGATCCGTTGCACGAAGATGAACAAAGAAGATTATCTCTACTACAGACGTGGGATTGTCAGGATAATGACATTGCAGTTACAACGTTCGGCTTTTTGCAAAACCGTAGAGTTGACGTATTCTGCCGCGACAGAGTATGGCGTTCTGGTCAGTATGTTTTTACTATTGACGACTACGAGGGAGATCTTAACGAGCTCAATATCGGATACGCTAACGACCAAGATTCAAAGTGTTATCACTTTTTACAATTGGACGATGGAAATTACGCCATACCTCCTAATAATCTACTTCGCTGGCATAACCCTGATTTTATTGTTCCTTATCCTGTGGATAACCCGCCAAAAGTAAAAATATTTAAAGACGCAATGACGTCTGAAGACATCGATCGTTCATATGGTAATAGCCCTTATTTTTTCTATAATCACTATCCTGAAGAAGATAAGGAAGAGACTAAAGAGCCTAGTCCGTTAAGATCTAAAATGTATACCGAAGATTTGCCAGAGTATCCTTCCGCATGATGAAAAATATTTCTTTTATTGTCGATAAAGTTTTGGACGAAAAAGAGTTTGAAGAATATAAAAATTATTTACAAAATGTTGCTGTCTATCGAATGGTAGAGGGGGATAATAATAAAAAATTTTATATAACAGATATGCCGTACGGATTGCAAGAATCCATAGTTAAAACTTTAGAAAAAATTCATCATTGCAAAATTGAGGTGGTATTATCTACAATTCGTAAAGCTACGCAATATCTGGATAAAAACTGGGCGATACATTCTGATCTATCTGTTGGCGTTGATAAAATTCCAGATTATGGAGCTGTATTTTATATTAGCCAAAACGATCAAGATTTAAGTGGGACAGCACTCTGGAGGCATAAAGAATTAGGATACTCAATGCCTAGAGATATCCCGCAAAAAGAAATGTTAGAAATTTCCAATAAAGACTATAATAATATTGAAAAGTGGGAATTAAGCTCTGTCATTGGGGGAATTGAAAATAGATTGACTGCATATCCGGCTGAATATTTTCATTCAAAATTCCCAAAACAAGCGTGGGGAGCAACGCAAAAAGATTGCCGATTAGTTGCCGCAATATTTTATCAACTAACATAAAGAAATGCACAACGAAGAAAAACGACATGAAGCATATGCGTACACATGTCAATTAGTCTCGCAGTTAATGTATTGTTCTTCTAAAATGGATGAAGAGGATTTTGAAAATGTAGCTGATGAAATTATAGCGCTAATTTCAAAATACAAAAATAGAATTGAAATTATTAAAAAATCTTAGCCTTTACTGACCAGTCCTACACCACTTCCATTTAGTTCAAAACCACAAGCGATAGTGAAACTCTCAACGCCACTTAAAACAGCATCTAAAGTTAAATTAGTGGCATCACCGTTTATTGCTGTGCTAATATTTTCTACGACTTGGCCTGTAGGGTCCACGTCTTCATCTCGATTAAAATTGTAATTATATTTCATGTTATTTTATAATAAAATTTTCTGTTATTTTTTCTAACGCCTTATCTTTTAGCTTTTCTGTGGCGTCATCAATTACATGTTCTACAGCTTTTTCAGCAATTTTTTCTTTTATTTCTTGCTTTTTGCCAAATGTGAATGCGCAGGCAACAGAGATAACAATAACTATTATACCTAAAATAATTTTCTTTTTTAAAGATTTTTTCTTTTCTAGAGCTTCGGCTCTTTGTTGTTTTGCCAAGAGTTTTCTTCTTTTCATTTTGAGTTTTTGTTGAGATTTACTCACTTTTTACTTGAGCTTGGTTTTTCAAACTCAGGGTCATTGCCTTTAGGTAGATACGGAGATCCGCCGTTGAGCGGTAAAGTTTTTTCAATTGTAAGCTCCTTAAGCTGTTCGTTCGGTACGACCATTTTCGTTTTGCGGTCTGTCATGTAAAACGTAGTAGTGGTCAAGCCTACTCTTACTATTCTTGCTTGACGTCCACTAATATAAATTATATCGTCGTTATTAAAATGAGAGCCATAGAATATAAGAATTCCTTTAGCAAAATTCATCATAACATCTTTAATCAGAATAACTGCGACACCTGCGGCAAAAAGCCACCCGTACTCGGAAAATAAAGTTTTGGCTATATTTTCTGCTTGACTTTTGTCAAAAGATTGTAGTTGATTTAATACGTTAGTATTAACTAAATTTGTTAAATTATTTAAAAGTTGAGTTTCCATTTATTTTCCCCCTTTGGTCATGTCCATCAATTTGGGCATTATCCCTACCCCCGGAATTTCAATTTCTTCTTTTGATACAGGTGTAAAACTTGTAGTTTTTGTCATCCCTTCTGGATTTTTATTTTCTTGATCTTTGTAATAATCCATCTCTATAGACAAAAACGCGGGAATTGAAACGCGTATTTTTTCTACTCTGCCATCGCCTTCGATCGACTTGCAGCCCGATAAAACAAAAAAACAAAACAATATGATTATTCTTTTGAACACTTCTCCAAAAAGAATTTACACTCACAAAGAATATTTGGCGCCAAATATTTTTATGTAACTAAAAAGCCCCTATGGTGTATATTATGTTAAGTATGAAATACTTATCTAAAATCTTATTGGTTGCGATTATCGCAATGTCATTATCTACAGTTCAAGCGCGCCCTAATAAACATAAAGATAAGCCGGACAAACCTCGTCCGGAAAAGAAGGTTGATAGAGAAAAAGTCAAAGAGCGTTTAAAAGCTGCTGCCGAAAAAAGAAAAAAGCAGCGTGGAACTAAAAAGCCTAAACATTTTGGCAGATGGGATGGTAAACGTATACAAAGTGAAGAATTAAATGAGCTTCGTGAAAAAATGCGCGAGCTTACCAAAGAGCTTCACGAACTGCGCAAGAAACATGCAGAAGAAATGAAAAAGCGTATGACTGAGATCAAAAAAGAATTTGCAAACAAACGCGACAAAGTAATTGAGGGTAATAAGCCCGGCGAATAATACCAATTACATAAAAAAGAAGCCCCGCTTTTGCGGGGCTTTTCTTTATTCATCTTCTGGATTAACAGGGGGTATCCCGTCGTGAGGAAATGGAAAATCTGACCATGGGATCGGCGTATGCAATTTGCTATAAATCTGATCTTCTAACTGGTGCAGCCACCCTAGTCCAGAAACATATTCATTAGCCAGCCCGCTAATATTTCCAGATACATATTCAGGGGTGTAATTAACACTAATATAACCAGAACTTGAGGGGTGCGTACCAGTATCTAAATCAGTATACCATTGAGAAAATCCTGTGGTGCCGTCAATATATGCGCCTTCAACAACAGATACTCCGTTTTCATCAAGACCGCTATATTGACAGCTTAAGCCCACAACCAAAGATTCAACTCCGGTTTTCAAGGAGTTATTGTACATCGGATCTAACCGGCTAAAAGTATAAGTGTATGTTCCTGATAAGTGTGCCATTTGTTATAATATTTTTTAAAATTTGTTTTTCTATGGGTTTTTTGTTTTTAGAGCTGAGGGGTGATGTTGCGCTAATTTTAATTCTATCTCTCTCAATCTTGCGTTTAAATTTCTAATTTCGGACGTATTGTTTGAAGTGTCTTTTTGAAGAATTGTAATTTCTGTTATTTTTTTATCCATTTGAATTAAATGGTCTTCTAACTTTTCGAATTCAACTTTACTAGGAAACAATGTTTGAAGGTAAGCTAAAATAGCTAGCCCAATAATTGGCGCTATTTTAAGAAATGTATCAAGATCACCAAAGCTTATTTTGTTTTTTCCTTGCTCTCCCATATTACGGATATATTATACACAGATTTTTTAAAAATACTATTATATTTTTATTTGACAATAAAATTGCACTTTTCAAGGACGTAGTTCGGTCCTTGATATTTTTTTAAATTTATAACAGAAGAAAAATACCTTTCGTACGTGGCCATGATATCAGAAATCGCAAAATTATCTTCCGCATGTTTTCTGCAATCTTGAGGTCGAATTTGAGCACTTTGATTAACAGCATGCACAAACTCATTTAAAGACCTGCATCTGAATCCGGTTTTTCTGTGAATGTTGTACTCAGACATTCCACCCCAATCTGTAGAAATTACTGGAGTGCCAGAGATGAAAGATTCTATCATAGTCCATCCGCAAGGCTCAGAATATAAACTTGGCATTATCAAACATCTAGCTTTTGCCAAAAAATTTTTTCTTTCATCAAAACTAACAGTGTGAATATATTCAGCTCTTGGATTATCTTTAGCCAGACTGTTTTTCATATTTTGTGGGCCAACAAATTTTATTGGTAATTTTAATATTTTTGAAACTTCTTGGGCCAGAATTATACCTTTAGCATCTACCATTCTGCCTAGAAAAAGCATATAGTCATTTTTTTGTTTTTCGTAAATAAAGTCGTCAAAGTAGAAGCCCGGAGGTATGACAGCGTCACCAAAAGATGGTATATTGTTTTTATATAACTGATGTTGTAACTTATGCAATTGAGCATAACTTTCAAATACTTTGAATGGAGCAAATCCAGAATCATATCCTACGCTTGGCTCAACTATTATAAAGTCTTTCAATTGATTGCAGCAGTTAGCATGTCCAAAACCCCAAAAAGCTAAAACTAGATCGCTCTCGCTTTGCTTGTTTTTTTGAATTAATTTGGAAGCATTTTTATTAAATTCATTATGAACTTCGTTATCAACATTTTGGTTGTGAAATTCTTTCCAGCTTTGTTTACCGTAAACTTTGTTGTAAGTGTTCCTTGAGACTACATCAAAATGTTTTGTACAATTTACGTCTGAATCAGGATGCCCGTAATGAAATACCGTATGACCTCTTTTTGTCATTTCGGTGCAAAATTTATAAACTTTTTGCGTGAATGCACAAAGTGTTATTTCTTTTCGTGTAGGGTAAATTGGAACTGACAGAACATGGAAAATCATATCTTCTTTATATTTTAAAAGGTATTTTACCTAAGTCAAGTGTAATATTATGTAATGAGCAGACGGAAGAAGTCTTCAGCGTCGGAAAAGATAATAGCATTAAATGAAAATAAGTACAAGCTTTATCTGAAAAATTTTGAGTTAACAAAAAAGCAACATGAGTTCTTAAAAATAGCTTTTGATAAAAATACAAAAATAATTTTTGTTTCAGGACCAGCAGGGTCTTCGAAAACTTTTGTTTCTATTTATGCGGCTTTACAGCTTTTTAACATGAATATGAACCAAGATGTTTTTTATGTTAGAACAATAGCAGAAAGTGGAGAAAAGAATTTAGGCAGCTTGCCGGGAGATGTAGATGAAAAATTTCATCCTTTCATGATGCCGCTTCAAGATAAACTTGAAGAGCTTTTGGAAAAAGATCAAATAAAAATGCTAATAGAGGAAAATATTATACAGTGCGCCCCAATAAATTATTTAAGGGGTGCTAGCTGGGCTAATAAACTGATTATCGCAGATGAGTCTCAAAACTTTACAAGAAAAGAGTTGATAACCTTGATAACAAGGATAGGTGAAAATTCCAAGTACTTCATATGCGGTGACCCGATGCAATCTGACATAAATGGAAAAACTGGATTTGCTCCGATTATGGAAATATTTGACAATGAAGAATCTAAAGAGCAAGGAATCTACACTTTTCGTTTTACAGACGAGGATATTGTTCGCAGCGAAATATTAAAATTTATTGTAAATAAATTAGAAAATAACCTACAAAAATAAAATATAAAAAATGGCTAGTATATTTTGTCCAGAGTGTGGAGCTAAAAATCACTTCACTTTAAAGAAGCCGAACTTTTGTCAAAGTTGCGGTGAGACTTTTTCGGCATTTGGAATGGCTAAAGGCTCAACAGTAAAATCTGAGTCTTCTGCCAGTTCACGAGACGAGGATTCCGTGCCTAACATTTCAAAATTAGAGTATGAAATCGATTTGCCAAAAAGTAAAGTTACAATTGAAACTTTGGTAAATAATCCAATTAATCCGGAAGAAATTGCATACAATGCTGAAGCCACTGAGGGGTACAAAAAAATGACCAAGGAGGATTTTTTAAAAGTGTCCCAACGCGAATGCGGCAGCTCTCGCGGGAATTACGAGGATGTAGGTGGCAGTGCCGGACAACAATAAACAAACGTACGAAGATAAATTTGAGGTAATTGATAACGAGATTAGAAAGCGATACTACAAGTGGCATTTACATGCTCTCGCTTGGTTAGATTTCGACGACGTATCGCAAATTATCAGAGCTCACATTTATAACAAATGGGATCAATGGGACCAGTCTAGACCTATAGAGCCGTGGGTCAACAAAATTATATCCAACCAGCTCAAAAATATTTTACGTAATAATTATTCTAATTTTGCAAGGCCTTGCGTTAGCTGTAAACACAACCAATCAAAAGAACAAGCCGCGGGCCAAGTCTCTAATTTATGCTCTCTGACATCTAGCGGATTGCAATCCGACGAATGTCCAGATTACGCAAAGTGGTATAAAACTAGAAAACAGGCTTATGATATAAAGATACCAGTTTCACTCGAAACTAATGATTTCGATCGCCACACTTCGCCGGAAGATCATTATAAAATTGACAAAGCTGTAAATCATATGCATCTGAAAATGAGGCAGTATTTGAATGATAGGCATTACATAATTTATAAAATGTTATTTATAGATTATATTGATGAAGAACTGGTTGCCAAAGTTTTAGGTTACAAAAGTAACGAAAAAGGCAGGAAAGCCGGTTACAAACAAATCAAAAATCTTAAAAATTTTTACAAGAAAATAGCTAAAAGAATTTGCCTTGAAACAGATATATTTTTCGAATGAAGCAGTATACCTTAACAGACGAAGAAAAAAAGCGTAGCTTAGAATTATTTCAAGAGCTAGATGGAGATTTAAGCGAAGCCACTAAAAAATTATTCAAAGACGAAAATGAAAAAGGCAGCACTGTTAGAGGTAGGGCTCTGCGAAAGTATTGGGTCGAAAAAGGGCTGAGCTACAGAACAAAAGTTAAAAAAAGAGTTGTTAAACATTTTTTAAATGATGATGAAAAATCTTTTGTAAAGCAGCACTATTGCCCTGAAATGACAAAGCTCGAACTTGGTCAACTGTTGTGGCCAAAAGACGCTGAGAGCAAAGGCTTTAGTGAGACAGATAAGTTCATCGCTCTTTGCGAATATATCAACAAAGAATTTCCATCCACAACCAATCTTCGTGACGATGCGGCTGGAGAAAAGTATGTACCGCCCACAATAATTTCAACTGCCATCAAAAGATTGAATAAAGTTGCGTCAAGATCTTTTGAGCCAACCAAGCTAAATGTGCAAGACAAAAAATGCGTAGAAAAATTAATCTCTTATCTATGCGCGCCTAGGTTCATGCAAGTTATAAATTCTTACATTACAAAACAGAACCGAGAATTGTTTGAATCAGAATATATTAGAAGCACTTGGGACAAGCCTGATTTAACTTCTGATGAACTAAATTTGTATGTTAATGTATGCATGGATTATGTCAATCTAAAAGAGATAGAGCAGCAGAAGCAAAAATTAAATTTAATGTTCGATGACACTGAGGGTCAAAATGATTTGACCATGAGATTGACCGAGATGTTAAAAACTAAAGCTGAAGAGTATAACCAATGCATCAACAGAATCGATAAAATGTTAGCCAAGCTAAATGGCGAAAGAGCAAAGAGGGTTGCAAATCAACAGCAACGCAATGCCTCTATTCTTTCGTTAGTGCAGTTATTTCAAGATGAAAATGAAAGAAAGCTGATGATCAAAATGGCAGATATGCAAAAGCAAGCGATCAGAAAAGAGGCGGACGAAATAGAGAAAATGTCCGACTGGAAAGCTAGGGTCTTGGGTATCAGCAAGGAAGATGCGATATAATGGAAGTGGTGGAGTCCAAAGTTTTTACCTGTGCAGAATGCGGCAAAGAGTTTGCAAGTAGAGCTTCATTGCACAAACATTTTAAACAGCATGGTTTAAATTTAGCTTCTTACTATACCAAACACTTTCCAAGAAAAAACAAATTAACAGGTGACCCATTGCCCTTCAAAAGATATGAAGAATATTTTGAACGAGACTTTTCCACCAAGCAGCAATTATTCAAATGGTGCGAAGAGAATTCTTCAGAAGAAGTCAAAAAATACGCAATGTCACTTCTTGAAAAAAGACATAACAAGAAAAATAGAAAGTATGGCGCGTTTCATTTAGAGACTAAAAATTCTTTTTTGCCGCCTCTTTCCGTCTACAAAAAGATTTTTGGCAGTTATAATGCGGCTTGCGAAGTTTTAGGCTGCGAACCTTTGTTTGACAAAAACTTGCCTAAAAATTTTTTTACAGATAAGATTCCTGAAGATCTAAAAATCGCTATAGACACAAGGGAGCAAAAACCTTTGAGTTTTGATTTTTGCCAATCAGAAGTGCTGAAGTTAGATATAGGGGATTATACTACATTAGGCAAATATTACAATTACACTTTTGTAGATAGAAAATCTGGCAACGATTTGCAAGGGACTTTAAATAAACATAACATAGAAAGATTTAGAAGAGAGATACAAAGAGCGCAAGAAATGGATTCCTATTTATTTATTGTGATAGAATCCAATGTAGAAAAGATGATTAAAGAAAATAAAATTTTTAATCGGCGTAGCAATGTAGATTTCACGCTTAGGCAGATTAAAGATTTATGTCATGATTTTCCTAGGTGTTGCCAATTTGTATTTGTTGATGACAGAGAAAGTGCTTCAAAATTTATCCCAAGAGTTTTAATGCACGGTAAAAATATTTGGCGTACTGACATGCAATATTTTTGGGACCAAAAAAAACATGAGCTGGCATGAAGGAAATCAAGGCAAGCCTTCGCATCAATTAAGAGATAATGAAGAGCTTTTAAAAGTAGATGGCTTCTTGGAAGAAAAGGAAGCCAAGCTGGCTCTTTATGAATTTTTACGAAATAACATTACTTTTTCTGCGGACCTTATATTAGGAGTCAAGCTTTTTCCATTTCAGCATATGGCTATCAAGTCCATGTTTGAAAGAGATTATTTTATGGGCGTATGGAGCCGTGGGATGTCAAAGTCTTTTACAACTGGTATCTATGCAGCTCTTGATGCTGTACTAAATCAAGGGGTTGAAATTGGAATACTGTCAAAATCTTTCAGGCAGGCCAAAATGATTTTCAAAAAGATTGAAGATATAGCGGTCAAGCCAGAGGCAGGTTTTTTTAGACAATGTATAACTAAGACTTCAAAAAGTAATGATGAGTGGTTGATGGAAATTGGTTCAAGCAGAATAAGAGCGTTACCTTTGGGTGATGGTGAAAAACTGCGTGGCTTTCGTTTTCATAGAATAATTATTGATGAGTTTCTTTTGATGCCAGAACGAATTTACAACGAAGTCATTGTTCCGTTTTTGTCTGTTGTAGAAAATCCAACTCAAAGAGACGACTTGTACAAATTAGAAAATAGGCTTATAGAGGAGGGTAAAATGACGGAAGATGAAAGGTATGTTTGGCCCAATAATAAACTCATAGCTCTTTCTTCTGCGTCTTATAAATTTGAATATTTATATAAGCTCTATACTCAATTTGAAAATTTAATCGTAGCAGAAAAACAAAAAGACAAAGCTTCTCGTTGTATTATGCAATACAGTTATGATTGCGCTCCGAAGCAACTATATGATGAAAACTTAATTAACCAAGCAAAAGCAACGATGAGCCAATCTCAGTTTGAAAGAGAATTTGGGGCTATATTTACAGATGATAGTTCTGGTTATTTTAAAACTAGCAAGATGGCGCTGTGCACTATTCCAGATGGAGACTTGCCGTGCATTGAAGTTCAAGGTGAACCAGATTCAGAATATATTTTAGCTTTTGACCCATCTTGGTCTCAAACGGAAAGTTCTGACGATTTCGCCATACAAATTTTGAAATTACATCCAGAACAACAAAAAACAACTCTCGTGCACAGTTATGCATTGTCGGGCACTTCACTCAAGCATCATATAAATTATTTTTTATTTTGTTTGCAAAACTTTAACGTTGTTGGAGTATGCGGTGACTATAACGGCGGCGTGCAATTTTTACAAGCTTGCAATGAAAGCGAAACTTTCAAAGAAAAAAATATAAAACTCCAAACGATAGACGTAGGGCTAGATAAACCTGAAGAATATCAAAATGATCTTAAAAAATACAAGAACGAATACAATTCTAAAGAGCATAAGTACGTCATTTTAAGAAAGCCAACAAGCAATTGGATTAGGCAGGCCAACGAATTGCTGCAGGCAAATTTCGACCATAGGCGTATATATTTTGCAAGTCGGGCCACAGACGACTCATATACAAAACAAAAAAACAAAAGCATTCCTATACAAGATATAAAGTTTTTGCGTACCGCGGAAGAAGCGAAGCAAAGCGCCGGAGCTAAAATGATTGATTTTATTGAGCACCAGTCAGATATGATAGATTTGACAAAAAATGAGTGCGCTTTAGTTCAGATTACTACAACTTCACAAGGCACTCAAACATTTGATTTACCTTCAAATCTTAGAAGGCAAACTGGTCCAGACAAAGCAAGAAAAGACTCTTACTCAGCTTTAGTTTTAGCAAATTGGATGGCCAAAGTCCACTTTGACTCTCAGCATGTGCAACAAGAAGATGTTATAGAAACATTCGTTCCTGAGTTTATAATGTAAATAAAGTAACTTTCAAAGTCACTTTAATAACTTTAAGTGTAATTTTTAAATATGGCCGAAAAAAGAAGATATACCAAAAGATCGGATTATTGGAATAAGTTCAAAGAAAAGCATGAAAAATCTTTGGAGAGTATGATGCATAGCACGGCTCAAGAAAAATATGAGCCAGAATTGCTCGGTGAGTCGTTCTACAACTACGAGTCAAAAGCTTACGGAAGAGCTAATTCCCCAAGCTCTACAACCACAACACGTAGAAATAATATTTCAATTGCTCCAAAACTTTTCAAATACAATAATATTAGAGCGGGAATGCTGCCATACGAGTATGGTTTAGATGGCGTAAATGTTAGAGATGCTATCGAATTGACTCAAAAAGCTTATTGCAATATTGCTGTAGTTAGAAATGCTATAGACATGATGTCAGATTTTGCAAACTCTAGTTTGTATTTAGAGGGAGGCAACGCCAAGTCAAGAGCTTTTATTAATGCTTGGCTCAAAAAGATAAAAATTTGGAATTTAAAAGATCAATTTTTCAGAGAGTTTTATAGAAGCGGCAATGTATTTTTGTATACAGTCGAAGGTAAAATTAATTTAGAAGATTTTGCAAAGGTTAGAAATTTAGGTTTAACTTTAAAAACTAACAAATTACCCGTCAGATATATCCTTTTAAATCCATACGATATCACAATGAAGCGCTCTACTTCTTTTGACATGGGAGTTTACGCTAAAGTTTTAAGTGAGTATGAGTTAGAGAGATTGAAAAATCCAAAAACTGACGAAGATAGAGAATTGTATGATGCATTGGACCCAGAGATCAAAAAAAGAATTAAGAATGACTCTTGGAATACAAATGGAGTAAAAATAGATTTAGATCCTAAACGACTGCGTTACGCTTTCTTCAAGAAGCAAGACTATGAGCCATTTGCGGTGCCTTTTGCTTTTCCAGTTTTAGATGATATTGAATTTAAAATGGAGATGAAAAAGATTGATCAAGCTATTTGCCGCACCATCGAAAACGTAGTCTTAATGATAACCATGGGAACTACGCCCGACAAGGGAGGTGTAAATCCAAGGAATATCAGGGCTATGCAAAACTTATTTCAAAATCAAAGTGTTGGTCGCATTTTAGTTAGCGATTATACGACTAAAGCAGAATTTGTTATACCTGACATACAAAAGGTCATTGGCCCATCAAAATATGAAGTGGTCAATCAAGATATCAAAGAAGGGCTTCAGAATATTATCTTAAGTCAAGAAAAATTTGCCAGCACAGAAGTTAAAGCTCAGATGTTCTTACAAAGATTAAAGGAATCTAGAGACGCATTTCTTAATAGCTTTTTGCAGCCTGAAATCAAACAGATTTGCAAAAACTATGGCTTCAAAAATGCACCCGTTGCTAAGTTCGAAACTATCGACCTTCAAGATCAAGCTCAAATTCAAAGAGTTATCACCAGAATGATGGAGTTGGGCATTTTGCCTCCAAACGAAGGCATAAAGGTTATTGAGACTGGCGTATTTCCTTCAGCCTCAGAACTAGAAAAGTCTCAAGAGAAATTTGTCGAAGATAGATTAAAAGGATACTACAATCCTATAGTTGGAGGAGCACCTGTACCAATGACTTTTGAAGAAGAAGAGCAAATTGAAGAAATTAAACATCCTCAAGGCGCGGCTCAAGTTGCCAATAACAATAGAGCTAGAAGTGCTTCCAATCCGGGCAGACCAGCAGGATCAAGATCAACTGCCAAATCCAAAGAAACATATTCTGTTTCTGCCATTAAGGATACGGCAGATATTACAAATCAACTTTATGTAACTTTGACAAGCGAAGCTAAAAAAGTATTTAAAAAGAAAAGATTGAGCAAAGTTCAAAAACAAATGCTAGAAAGAGTATGCGAATCTGTAGTTGTAGCTAAAGATAAAAAAGATTGGGTGGATACCGGCAAAGCCTGCATTAAAAATCCAGATAAAATCTTATCTCTAAAACCGTTGCCTGCCGTATTGGAAATCAGTGCAAAACATGAGCTAGATGATTACGCTGCAGCGATTTTGCATCACAGTAGAAAAAATTCTCTGGATAAATAATTAGGTGTAACATTTTATATAAAATGCCAAAGAATATGAAAAATACATCATGTAAGTATACCACAACTTATGACTGTGAGGTGTACGCAACTACCGATTTAGAAAATGATTTAAATATCAGCCGAGCTTCTTTGGAAAACTTAAAGCCGCTTATCCCTAAATCAATAGACCTAGAAAGGAACATCGATTTGGTCGGAGCCGCATTTAATGCCGCAGTAGTCAACAAGTTTAATAAAAATGGAGACGGAATTAATTCTGAAACCGCAGTGGACTTGATTGACTATTTTGTAAACAAACCCACCAACATCGAACACAAAAAGCAAAAAGTGGTTGGCCACATTGTAAATGCCGGTTTTACAGACCTTAACAACGAAAAAATTATTGGAAATGCTGCGGCGTTATCTAACAACGGGCCATATTATATTTCCCTTGCAGCCGTAATTTACAAAACAGTAAACAAAGATTTTGCGGATATATTGCTAAAGTCTAGCGATGAAGAAAGCGACTACTTTAAAAAAATCTCCGCCAGTTGGGAGTTAGGATTTAATGACTTCGTTTTGGCGGTTGGATCTAAAGATTTAAACGATGCCGAGATTATATCAAACCCTAATCATATTGAAGAAATGAAGCATTATTTAAAAGCTTTTGATGGAAATGGGGCTTTAAATGATGGAACTCCTATTTATCGTTTAGTTGTTGGAGATGTTTATCCTTTAGGAATTGGATTCACTACAAATCCAGCTGCAGATGTTAGCGGTTTGATAGTCGAAAAGAACATCAACCTAGACGTCAAAGATAAAAGAGACGCATCAGTAGAAAAAAATAATTTTAAAAATAATTTTAAAAATAATATTTTAAAAATTTCACAAAGTGAAATAACTAATGTAAAAAATACTAATACTATGGATATTACAGAGTTCAAAACCGAGTTCGAGAAGGTCCTCGATTCGAAGTTAGCGGACAATGCTGAATTCACTCAGGAAGCCGTAGCTACTATCACTTCTCACGTGGTCGAAAAGATTCGCGAGAAGGATCAGGAGTATAAGGCTGAAAGAGAGGCTATTGAGGCTGAAAAGGCTCAAGCCGAGAAGGATGCAGTTGAAGCTAAAGCTTCCATGGAAGATCTTCAGAAAAAGTTGGAAGAAGCAAATGAGAAAATTGATTCTTTAGAGTCTTCCATCAACGCTGCTGCTGCAGAACAATTATTCAATAGTCGCATGGAAGCTATCGATGAGCTTTACGACCTTTCCGATCAAGACCGCACGGTTTTGGCGAATGAGGTTAAAAGTTTAGAAGCTTCTGACGAGGCTTTTGAATCGTATCAGGGCAAATTGTCTTCTCTTCTTCATCATAAGAGCAAAGCTTTTAAATTGGAGCAGGAAAAACAGTTTGAGGCAAAGGTTCAGGAAGAGCTTGAGAAACGCTTGGCTTCCGCTTCTACAGAAGAAGCGGTTGCTAACGTGACTGAAGAGGCTGTTGCTGAAGCCGATGAAAGTGTTGAAGAAGTAGTTGAAAATGTTGAAGTCCCGCACTCCAGCATGGCCAACAACAATGAGGCTTCGTCAACTGAAGAGTCTTTATCTGACCAGTTCAAAAAGGCTTTTAACACCGAAAATATTTCAATAACCTATTAAAAATTAAAACATTATGGCACTTAGATTATACCCATTTAGGCAATATAACGATTCGGATGTCGTCAACTTGTTTGCAAACAACGTAGTAGACGACAATCCCACGACCAATGGTAACGGTAGTGCAGGTGTGATGGTTAAGGTATTGAGCGGTAATCTGAACCAAGACACTTTCGATTTAATTGGAAGTGACTACTTGGGTAAAACTGATTATCCGTTCTTGGGAGCTGATAAGTACCCAGTCGTACCTTTACGTGTCGTAGCTGCTACAACTGGTGCTCCGGTATTAGGCGTCACTCTTAATCAGACGATTAAGAACGACGAGAATGGAGAAAAGCTCCTTTATAACCCCGTCAAAAGAGACGAGCTTCAAGCAGTTCTCAGCGGTCAGGCTTGCCCGGTCGCAACACGAGGCCTGTTTACGTTCGACGAAACTGCATACGAGAAAGACTCTAACTGGGTTCCCGGTAATGTCGCAGCTATCTCGGCTAATGCTGGCAAATTGACAGGTGTTACCCGCGAAGGTCTCGCTGATCTTGTTGGCACTCTGGTTGGTCACATTTTGGCTACCGGTAACCGCCAATCTCAGAATGGTCAGTCCGATCAGTTCGCTGGTACAGGTACTGCGCAGTACGCGTTAGTAGCGTTAGAATGCTCTAATTCTATTGATGTTGCTTAATCATTTAACTAAAGAAAGGATATTTAATTAAAATGAAAATTACATTAAAAAGAACTGACGAGCAAGTGGAATTGGTAAAAGCAATGGGCTCTCGTAACAGAGAGACTGCTTTCGCAGCTCAGGTTGCATTAGCAGAGTTTATTGGCCCTGTTTTAGCCGAAGTCATTAACAACGCTCCTACTCTCAGTAACTTATTTACTGCTTTAGAGTACAACGCAGACGACAATCCTTCGATTCCGTTGGATTTGTATTATGATGTTTTCGACGAAGATTATATTCGAGTCTACAGCCAGTCTGTAGCAGGCGGTCTTCCGACAAACTACGTTCAGCCTACAGCTTCCGAGCTGAAGTTCGCTACTTACAACTTGGACAGCGCAGTTTCTTTCGATAGAAAGTATGCTACGCGCTCACGCCTTGATGTGATTGGTAAGACTTTCACTCGCGTGGCTCAGGAAGTTCTCCTCAAGCAGGAAAGAACTTCTTCTAACTTGGTTATGACGGCTTTGGCTAACGCTACGAATGGTAAAGCAGCTTTCACTGCTTCTAATCGTAACGTTTTCAGAACCGCTCAGGCAAACCGCTTCTTATTGGATGACTTAAACAAGTTGTTCACTAAGATGAAGAGAGTTAACGCTTCTTTCTCTGGTGGCACTCCCGCTGGCGCTCGTAAAGCCTTGACTGATCTTTTGGTTTCACCTGAAGTTGTTGAGCAGATTCGCTCCATGGCTTACAACCCGGTTAGCACTTTAGGTCCTGACGGAACCGCTGCTACTCACGGTGACGGCGCTGGTATCGCTGCTACCGACACTGTTAGAAACTCTGTGTTCGGCCAGAGTGGTTTAACCGAATTCTTCGGTGTTGCCATTATGGAAGTTCTGGAGATGGGTGTTGGTAAGAGATTCAACGACGTGTTCGACACGGTCGCTGGAACTACCGATTATCTTGATCACGGTTCTACTTCCGCTTCTAGCGCATTCAATGGTGCTTCAGAGGAAATTATCGTTGGTTTGGATCGCAGCAGAGATGCAATGATTCGCGCTATCGCGGTTGACTCCGAAACTGGCTCTCAGTTCAACTTAGTCGCTGACGATCAGTTCTCTTCTAGACAGCAGAGAATTGGTTACTACGGTGCCTTGGAAGAGGGACGCATGGTGTTGGATAACCGAGCCTTAGTGGGCTTAATCATGTAATTCAGGTCTCATCGCGGCCGGCCCGCCGGCCTCCTTAACTCCGCCTCGAAAGAGGCGGAGTTTTTTTTGGAAAAATACGTTTTTAGTTGTAATATATTAACATGGCAGCGAAGAAAAGAAAAACAGCAAAGAAAAAAGCCAATCTTGAAGATTTGCAAAATTTTACAACTGGCAGATTAGAAGATGATGCTATCGAAAAAGTAAAGCGATTAGAGGAGGTTCTTGGGATCAAACAGGTAAACCCATTTGGTACTAACGACCCAAACATATTTGAAGATAAATTAAAAGACTCTAATTTGAGTGATTTGCAAAATTTAGCCATGAAAATTGGACTCTTTCCAGATGGCAGCCTACCAAGGCTAAAAGAAAAGTTGAGATCAGAGTTTAAAAGAATTACAAAAGGATCTCGCACTGTTAGTATGGAAGATCCGCTTCCTATTCACGACCCTAATCATCCAAACCACGAAAAAGCAAAAAAATTAATGAGCGAAGGTTTTTGATTTTAAGTGTAAATATATTATATGCCAGACAGGTCAAAAACACCTTATTTAGTTAGTACTATAGCCACAGGGATCTTTAATGATGAGTTTGATTCCGACACTGGCTTTGCGACAATAGCATCTATTTCAGGTTGGTTAGCTAATAATGTAGGCCTTCTAAATACCACTCTCTATACGGCATTTTCTGGATCAGGATCTGTAACTGAATACCCAGATGATACGGTAGTGCAACCTTCGGGCAGTTTCCGTTTTGAAGAGGCTGATATATACAAGCAAGTATATCTAACAAACTATTATACCAAAAAAGCTCGGGCTGTCTTAAAAGGCATTGACAGCTCTGTAGATTTCATATCTTTGAGAGAGGGCGATTCTGTAATCACCAGAACAAACAAAAATGAAATCGCTAAGACTTACAGAGGCTTCGCTAAGGACGCTCAGGAGCGTCTAGACGACCTTGTAGCAAAATATAATATCTACGCAGCGGAGCCTATCCAAGTTGCTGGTACAGACGCTTCTACGAACGCTAGCGGTGATATTTATGCGGCTTATGATTATAGAGGAAGGGTCGGTTACTGACCACCGTCTCCTTTGTAAGCTGCATCTAAAGTTTTCTTAGTTCCCAACGGATAATAATTGATTGTCGGGAATCTGAAATAACTACCTTCCATAAATAAACCGTTGTCGGTATCATTAGAGCCGCCTACTTGCGTACTAAAAGTCATATCAACTGTTTCGTTGTCTCCAATTGCGCTGGTAAAGCTTTCGCTGTCTAACCTAGCGCCTTTGACTTTAAATACTAATGCTGTATCGCCCGCAGTTCCATCTAAGGCGTTTGGGGTACGCAATGTCAAAGTAAAGTCATGTTTTTGCGTAGAGGCTAAATTTTCAAAAAGATTATTTTTGTTAAATTCTGAAAGAACAGCAGAAAGTGACACATCTACATTAAGAGGCAAATCAATAACTCTGCTATAACCAAAAGTATTACCAAGTCTTTGCAAGATAGTTCTGCTCATTGGTACACTAATGTCCATGCTTTGAAGATGAGCATTTCCGTCTCCATTCATATCAGTAAAACCAATATAATCTCCAGAATTACCCATTGAAAACAATATATCTCCGGGTCTTAATGCGGCAACATCTGCGTTACCAGTGCTATAAGTTGGCACTGCGTATCTAGCAAAACGAGGTATACTAGCCCAAGAAGAGCCCCCGAAATTGGCAGTGTCAGATAATTGTATACCTGTTGTGCCATTCGTTTGATCTACAGCGGGAATAGAAGGAAAATTTAAACCATTTCCAGATGTCAACGGGCCTGTGCTGTTAGTTAGATGAGCCGTTGAGTTACCGGAAGCGTTATTATCTGTTTTAATATTAAATGCTTCAACAGTCACAGATGCGGTTGGCACAGCGCCGACAGAAGCCGAAACGCTATAATCGCTAATAAATCCGTTGCCTATGCTAATTACATCAAAATTTGTAGAGTCCGAAACATATGAAGTGATAGCTTCGCCTTCAACATCTTTACCTTCTTTGCCCACCAAAATAAAATAATTATTTCCAATTGTATCGTCTATCAAACCGGACAAGGCGCTATAACCAGACAATGCTAAATCGCCTGTCCAGTAATCTGCACTTGAGGGGCGAAAACCTCCGTCTCCATTACTAGTGGGCACATTAAATCCCATTTTTCTTTCATTTTCTCCGTCGGTCAAATAGTAATCAAAACTTAGATTGACCGTAGGGGATTCCATTACAATTGAATCTATTCTAGCTAACCTACCAAATTCATTAATATCTTGTCTATTAATATTAAAATCAAAGTTTATAGTTTGAACGCGATTGATTGGCTCTATCAATGATCTGTAAATTGATCCGCTAGGCCCAAGGTAGGAAGTACTATTTCCTGTAGCTGGGTCATTGACACCGCTCCATCTTAAAGAGCCGCTTTGATAAGCTGAGTCTTGGGACAGGTTTGCGTTATAATCCCATTTGCCCGGTCCACTAGCTTCATCAACACTACCTTGACCAGACTGCAAATGATACCCTGTCGAAGCTGGTGAGATGTACAGGGCTTGACTTTGATAAATTACTCTATTGCGTGCCACGTTATATTATACACTTTTATTGCGCATTTTCACAAAAAAAACCCCGCCCGAAGGCGGGG